TTTAAGTGCCCAAAGAAGGGGCTTCTTTTCCTCAAGGTCTTTATTTTTAACTCCTGCTTGGTCAAAGAATGAATGCACATATTCTAAGTTATTGCGATCTACTAAACCATTTGCATCATAAATAGAATGATCACCTAATAAAACATGAGTTTCATAATTCTTTTGAATGCTATTTAAAAATGAAGAAATAGTATTAGTTTTATTTAAAGCTTTTACTGCTCCTGTACTAGTGATCATAGCATAAGGCGTAAAAATGAGATAAAAACTTCGATATAGTTCTCTCTTTAAATCTCTAGCTTGTTCAGTATCTTCATTTATTTTGTCAACCAACCCCTCTGCCCATGCATATTTTTTAACTAGATCATTTAACCTATTTTCAAAAGCTTGAGGAGTAAAAGCTCCTGATAATTCTTGTGCTAATACATAATAAGCATATGAAGCATTAAGTTTAGTTTTAAAACCTAAATCATCATAAACAAAAGTTTTATTACCATATTGATCCATTTTAACTAAATCAATAGAATTCAATAATCTTTTAATTCTGACAGATAATGTATTTCTAGGATTTAAAGTTTTATACTTAATTAAATTGAGGCCACTTCTATCTTCTGCTAATCCTTCTTCTTCGTCTTCTTGTTTTTTGTCAGTTACTAGGCTATTCAAAGCTTCTTTACTGGCAGTATTTTCAGCAAGTGATAATCTAATTCCTTCATTAAAAGTTAAATGTTCATTAGCAGCTACTTGCAAAGCTTTATAAAGATCAGGTTGTTGAATAAAAGGTTCATAAGCATCTTTCAATATTAAAAGTTGCTCCCTAGCCTTTTGTAATTGTGTCTTCTCTGACCACCCCGCACGTTCTGCTTTTTCCATAAAAGTTTGGGAATATGCTGAGAATCCATCATATTTTCCCATAAATATTCCTTTAGCTGTTTCATTTAGTGCATTCTCATCACTGCTTTCTAATGCATTAGATACTACATTATAAACAGTTTGCATCTCAGTATTTATATTATTAAATATAGCTTCTATAAGAGACATCGGTATTTCATTACCTTGTTCATCTTTAGCATTTACAGTAATATTATTTAATGCCCACAAACGCTGAAGATGAACAAGGTAACGCTGAGCTTGATCATCATTTCTTGTGAGTCCATAATAAATATTTAAAAAATCATTATATTCATCTGCAGTGATTTCTCCATTGTTGTATTCTTGTAATTTTACTTCTAAATTTTCTGAAGTATACACTCTTCGGTAATCTTCTAGTGTAGCAGTAAGCATATCAGAAAAACGATTGGAAAGCCAATTGATTCTGGCATTTCTTAATTGCATATTAGGGAAGACTTTAGATAGGAGAGATAAAGCCATGTTTTTATAGGGCTGTAATCTTTCTTCTTCACCTAAAGGTCTGACTGCCTGTCTACTTTCATTAACTTCTTTATTTAATTCTTTTCTTTCAGAAGCTCTTTTTTTAGCAGCAGCTTCCTTCTTCTCATCAGCAGTTTTATCTGTAGTTTCTCCTAAATTATCTACTTTAAGACCATATAGAAGAGTATTTTTACCTGTTTCTTTAGATACAGTAGTAGACATATATTGGTTTACAGTAATTGTAGTATGAATACCCAAAGTCTTTTCTAAGATAGACTGTAAATCTTTAGCTAATTGTAAGGGTAAAGCAGAAGTTTGTCCTAATCCTAAAGAGGGTAACATTTGAACCTTATGATATTTTCTTTTTCCTTCTTCTAATTTATTATCTGCTTCTAATAATTCCTTAATCTCATTTGCTATTGCTTGATTAGCTATTTTAAATGCTTTTTTATCAGCATTAGTAAATAACGATTCTGCTGTAGAAATAAATTTACCTTTACTATCTTGGGCATTTTTCTTCATTATAAAACCTTTAGCATTAGGAATAATTTCCCCATTACTATCAGTTCTAAATTTAGCTGAGTTAGGGTTATTTAAGTCACTACCTATATTTAAAGTGGGTCCCCCTTCAACTTTTATCATAGTATCACCAAACGCAACAGGATTTTTATGTGTAACTGTATAAGCCTGTGCATTATCTTCAAAAATTTGTATAGTGCCAGGATTATTTGCTATTGTATTAGCACGAGTTTGTGTAGGTTTTATGATAGCTAAATTTTTACCTAAAATAGAGTGGCTTTTTTGTAGTGCTAACTCTTTTACTGTTTTATCTAATTGCTTTTTTTCTTGAAGAGCCAATAAGAGTTCTTCTCCTTTTAATCTTTGTCTGTACTCATTGGGTTTTCTTAAAAACGAAGTAATTGATATATCTGCTTTTGATAAAACATATTCTGCTAATGCTTTATTATCTCCTATTGCCTTTCGCAAATCTGCAGGAAGATGACTTTTTACTTTTTCAAAATCTTTATCACTAAATGTTATGCAGGATCTTGCCATATAGTTAATTATTTTATTAATTGTATTATAGTATGCAAAGATACAACATTATTAATTAAGGAGGACAAAGCAGATAAAAAAAATAAGGTCACTAAGTATTACCTTAATGACCTTATATAAATTAATTTATCAATCAACTAAAATCAGTATAAGTAGCAAATCTTAATCCATCCTTTGAGTGAAACTCATTATATTCATCATCTACAAATTTATTTTTAGCATAAGGCGTAAAATCTGGATGGTTATTGGAATAATAATAAGTAGGTTCGTTTGGATGCATGATATGATATGTTCTATGAGAGCAATATTGATAATAAGGAAGATGTTTATCAAAATATTTTTCCTTAATATATTTTATTGTCTCAGAATTCATATTATCTGGCAATTCTTCAATACTTCTAATTGCTTTTGATGAATAAAGACAATATCCTATTTCATTGTTGATAAAATCATCCCATGAATAAATATCACCATACTCATCTTGTATAATAGCTTTGTTATCTACAATCCATTTATGAATACTTTTAAGCGATGGCTTATAATACTTGAGTTCATTAGCATCCCAAAGAAATGACCACCCAGCACTACGTTTACCAAGATGTATTTTACGTTGTTCATCTATATTTTTTATCCCTTCAGCTAAAACATTAGAAAACTCTTTTATGTTATCCCATACATCATTGCCTTTTTCTAATTTTTTCAGTAAGCCTTCTAATGTATATACAGCTCCCTCTACAGCATCTATACTTCTTTTATGTATAGGAAGAATTGCATAAAAATTAGTTCCCATAATATTTAATAATTTTTTGATTTAATATAGAAATACTTAAGACCATAAGCTTTATCGTTCTTTTTAGAAAGTAGACGTAACACCAACATACGCTTACCATTAGGAAATATCTTATTACTATAAGTTATTTTGCAATAAGTTTTATTAATATCTATTGGTATAGTATATCTTTTTAGTGCTATTTTCTTTAACTTCTTTTTAGCATTTCTTAATTTCATTTAGATAATATAAATTAATTATTGAATCTTTCAATCTTTATATTTCTTTCTTTTAAAATATTATTACATACCCACAAAATAACATTATACACCCTGTCTATTCTGCTTTCTGTAATGTCTTTATATATAATATTACCCTCAGAATCAGAGACAATACCTGTATTTAAAGTCATGTCTATGCTATAATCAGGGATCTTTTTATTAATTGCATCACATATTCTTAATAAATCACCTAAAGTAAACCGATAATTTACTTTTAATATATCAGCAAAAAGATTACAATGATATTTTCTAGCATAAATATTATTTATCACATAACTACCATCTTTAGAATCATATATTAAAGAAGCATCATTATCGTATATATTATGATCTAACAATTCTCTCATTTGTTCTTTAGTAAGAACTATATCTATAAAGTCATTATTCATGAATATATCCTCTTTTGATAAATTCTTGTTTTAGATTATTAGCAAGTTCTCTTATTTGTGGATGGGCAGCAGTACTACATCTCAATTCAAAGAAAAGCATCCAATCATCTAAAAATGCAGTATGAATTACTTCTGTTTTAGTAGCTAGAGGTAATACATCTCTTGCTTGTTGTGGTTTAAATCTCTCTTTAATAAGTTGTAGATAGGATTCTTCTGATTGCAGTAAACTTAAGATAAAAACATCTGTAGGATTATAATCAGTAAAATATGCTTGATTACTAAATAATTGCATATTATAGTCACCTGTTTTAATATCCATATCTACAGGTTTAATAAAAGTAAGCTCATTATTAAACTTATCTTTGCTATAATTACAGTTGTGTACTATTATACCATTAGCTACATAGTTATGATAATTTTCTATTTCTAAGTCGAATACTTCTTCTTCATCTAATTCAGTTATAGTTATGATTCTATCTCCATGCAATGATGTTAAAGACTGATTATGGATTTTTTGATGACAAGAATGGCATACCGTCATTAAATTATCTGGAATATTATTACTATGATTTTTATCCTTATGATGTACTTCTAAATCTATAGTAGTTTTACAGATTTCACAAAATGGTTTTTTGTGTTTTTGATATTTAGAAGTATTTTCTTTTAATATTTTTTCTGTAGAACCCCCATTATGATGATAATTTCTTAATGCATTTGCTTGTTTTGCAACTCGTTCGTCCTCAAATTCATTTTTTTCTTTATTCCAAGGAATTCGCCTTATATTAAAATATCCTGTTCCTTTATTAGGAATTCCTAATTTTTTAGCCCATTTTTTTAATGTTGATACATTAAAATTAAATTCATTCCCAATGGCTACGAAAGTTTTATTCAAAGTGATGTTTTGATTATATAACCAATCAAAGTCTTGATATAATTGTTTTCCTAATATGGGTTTTATAATATTATATTTATATAGCCATTTTCTGATTACATCTGGTTTAAATCCAAACTCCTTACAAATTTCAGAAACAGCTTTATTAGATTTTAGATAATGATATTCCAACCAATCTTTATTTTGATATACAGGTCCATCAATTCCGTTTACATAAATTTTATCTCCTATATTCAATTCTGATAAATATTTCCAACCATCGGGAGTATATATTTGATGATCTATGGTGCATTTTAAGGAATAGCCTAATTCTGTAGTAATTTTGTATACCTTTTTAATACCATTATTAAATATATTTTTAATTTTAGAATATTCTAAAATTCCTGTATCAGTATTTAATACCTCTATTAAAATTTTAGATAATCTATTTTTATTTTGTTTATCTTTTCAATTATTTTATTCTTTTCTTTTTCATTCTTTTCATTCATTTTCTTTTCTTTTAATCTTTTTATTTTATCTTCATAATATGCATGAGAATTTTTATATTTTAATAAAGTATCGCCACTTACACAGTATCGTGTGCTTTCTTCACATATACTATGACACCTATGTCTATTTAATTCTCTACTTATACCAATAGAAGTTATAAATTTAACTGTTATTCTTGGAGTATGCTCTCCTGTAAAAGAACATCTATATTTTTCCCATAAATTTTCCAACTTATTTTCAATAATAGCTCTATAGTTAGTAGTTATATACCAATTTTCATTATTATCATAAGACATTCTTACCCAAGGTTTATTATTAAGTAGAAGATAAAACAAATCAAAATCAGCTTTATTTTCTTTTGCATTAATCTTCATATAAACTGTACCATGTTCCCAAGGACTTAAATGGCCATTACTTCTTATCATAGTAAGAAATCTTTGATAAGAAGTATCTGTAATTTTATCCTCTGATTTATAGCAAATCCTACAGGCTTTTTCTATATGTTTAAATAGTCCTATTGTAGTATTAGGCTGTTCAATAATTTCAAAAGATTGATTTATTAATTTCATGACTTAACTAAACTTAAAATATATCCAATTAAAAATAATACAAATACAATTATTCCAAATATATTGCTTATCATAAAAGCAATAGTCATAATAACTCCCATCCCTAGACCCACAAGTAATACTACTAATAGGTCTAGGAATTTATATATAAAAGGTTGTTTATACATCTATAGTAATTGTTTTAGTGGACGATTCTAGTATACCTCCTGACAATACTTCTTGTACTGCTGTTACTCTATATTTGTTGATTTTAGCATATTCTAATCCAATATTTAAAGCTTCTTGCACAGAATTAGCTTTTACTGCTTTTATATCACTAACAGTTTTATCATTAGGAAAAGCAAAGCTTACATTATATATCTTTGATTCAATAAGTTTCATAATTTTACTATTTAATATTTAGCATTTATAAGATTACCACACATTGTATTATCTGCAAATTTCCATTCTTTATCAAGAAGTTCTTCAAATGATATTTCAGAATCAAAATCATAAAATCTAAGCATAATGCTGCTATTATCTATGTTAACTGGAAAATAATGAGTGTTACCATGCTTAACAAAATTACCATGCTTTTGCAATGCATCTATAAATTCTCTAGCATTTTTAAATGGTACATATTCAGAGGCAGGTTTAACTCTATAATTATAAGGTTCTTTTTCCAAATAAGCCAGTTCTTCAAATTTATTTACATTTATCCAAACAGAAATAAATGGATCATCGGGTTTTTGAGTTTTATGTTGAACAACTACTCCGTTAAGATATGCTGATAAAACTTCATTCATTTTATTATAAACCTCTCTTGTCATATTATTTTAAGAATTTAAAATGATTATACTTTGTTTTAATTTTAAAAATTTGATATTCTAATATAGCCCATAAAATAATAGCTATTATCGCTAATGAGCTGAATACAATAAAAAAGGCTAAATGTAAAGGCATAAAATTAATTAGGGACAATGTTTATTATTAAACTTCTTTACTCTACCACATTTTTCACATACCCAATATGCAGTATAAGGATTTATCTCTTTATATATATATTTATGTCTACAGAATATATTTTCTTTCATCCAATTTTTAATAAATATAATAATATCACCTAACATATTTAATCAGATATAATTATAGAATTAGCATTTAATGTATTCATTTCACAAATTTCTTTAAATAGCTGTTGACCAGAATGATTAAGACTACTCATAAATGGTTGATAAATAACTTGTTTATCTACTAAGATATGACAATCCTTAATAGCGGCATTAAGCTTCTTTATAATTTGAAGAGCCATAATGACATCATCTTTTGAAAGTACATATTTAATGTTCATAATTATTAACAAGTCTTATATAAATTGAATTATCCTCTATATTTTCTATATCAATGTAGTCGTTATCTGTATATTCAATATATTGAATGAAATATTCAGAAATGTTTTTATTTTTTTCAATTAATGTTTCCTCAGATTGACACATGCCAATTAGCTCATGATCTAATTTAAAAGCTAAATAAAGTTTCTTATAATTATTGTGTATCATATTACTTTATAATTTTTAATGATTCTTCCAATATTCCTTTTCTTTTTCATAGTTTATAGGATAAAGTATAATAAGTAATATAATCAACAACATTATTATTTTATACATTTTCAGAAATTGGAAATATGTTTGTCCATTCTTCATCTGATCTATTCACTATATCATTATATTCATCCTTAGACATATAACCTTGATAATCCTCAGCTATATCATACAAATTCTCATTGTCCCAACAAATTACTCTATGAAGTAAAAGTTCTTCTTTTAGCAATTCAGCTAATCTATCTTCTGCAATTATCCTATATCTCATAGCATTAACTTAAATTTCAATTTCCAATTTCCATCTATAAATACTGTCACCACATTCATCACATGTACCAAGATATTCCTCCTTTGTATTTTTATTGTTTTTTACAAGTTTAATAAATGTGTCTTGTGTACAATAAGCATGATATTCACCATCCCAAAGATAACCAACTATCCATGCTGGTAAGTTATACTGATGCTCAACTTCATACATCAATTTTTCACACACATGATTAACTAATTCAATATCTTCTTTATTTGAATCTTCAGTGTCAACTAATTCTACCCACTCAATACCATTGATTAAGTAAGAAAAGTTAATACATCCTTCTGTTATTTCAATATTTACTTTCATGATTATTCTTAATTTTATTTCTTACAAATTTATAAAATTTCTTTTTTGAGATATATAAATTATACTTTGTAATAGTTGTTTCAATGGTTGTGTTTGAAGTGAATGAACATACTAAATGAATCACGTGTCTTTCACTAAGACCATCAAACCTTTTAATAAATTCTTCTGGTACATTAGTATATTCTTTAAATTGTTTTATTTCATAGCTTTCTAATTTAAACGTATAAAAAGTAGCAGATTCTCCTTTAAAAAGGTAAGCTAACATTCTACCATTAATATAATCATCAAAATAATATGATGAACATAAATATGCTTCTACATATTTATGTATAAAAGAGTAATTGGTCATTCTGCTATTTCAATATTTACTTTTATTTTCTTTATTTTTAATTGCATCATCGATACAACTAAAAAGTAGTATCATGAATACTACACATGATACTACTTTTAATAATAAAATTATCATTAATACTTCACTTTCAAATCAGTCAGTCTGTCACCAAGAATTGTCATGTAGTGAACCATTGCTTCATATTGGTTATGTAATAGCTTCCATTGTACATTTCCTACTATAGACTGATTGTTTTTATCGTTGATAAACTTCTTTAATCTTCCTACCTTTTGTTCTAGGTCTCTGTACTCTTTTAATACTTTTTCTTTCATAATGTAAGTAATTTAATCAATATAATATTTTAATGTATACCCTTTTTCAGAAATGTTTGCTAATATTTCTTTTAATATATTAATGTGTTGCATAGTATCATTAATATCATTAGCATAGCTCTCCGTGCTTATAAGCTCAGCTATAGTATCTTGATTTCCCTGATTATATAATTTAAGATTAATAATTGATCTATTTGTATTATCTAACTCTTCTCTTAAACTAGCATAAATATTTCTTAGTTTATTAGAAGTTAATTCTTCAGCATTTTCATGACCATAAGGACAAAATCCATAATCAGAAAAAGCTTGATATAAATCATTATTTCTGCTTACTTCAATTAGAGTGATTCTTTCTTCAATTCCATCTTCCTTTTTGATGGGTATATAAATATTTAAATAACTACTCATCTTTAGTTGCCTCTTTTATTTTAAGTTGAACATCGTTTATTTTAATAGTCATATCAATACTCATATCTTTGAGTATCTTACTATCAAGACATTTGCCCATTTGTTCTACAACCAATGCAAATCCTCTCATTTGGCCTACAAATGTCCAAAAAGCTTCAGATTCTTTAAGTGTCATAATAAATTATTCTTCTGTTACTTCTATATCTTCTACTTCCCAATCCTTATATTTAGGATCTTCTTGAGGTAAAATTATTTGATTTTTGACTGCCTCTATTAAATCTTCTTTTGAGTAATCATTACTTATGTTTCCTCTTGTGTCAAACTGTATATTATAATTAGTTATGTCTACATTTACTGTTTTACTTAAAGTAAGGGTAATTGTTACTGGGACAGTAATTGTTTTAGAGTCCTCATTCCAAGGTGCTTTTGCTTCTTCTGTACTAGAAAGTAGTGGAGTATTACCTGACATAATTATATTATTTTAATTCCACCATGAAGTTATACATATGATCATACTTAACAATATCAGTAATCTTTCTCTTACCAATACTATCTCCTACAGAAAGCATAGGACCCCCACTAGGGTCAACACTAGTATAATGTTTATCATTATTTTTAGCAGCAACTGCACTAGTTGCTAACTCATACTTTTGCTTAAGGAGATAAAGATTTTCAGTAAAAGGTTCTAACCAAGTAGTATTATTATCTCTGTTAGTTAAATAAATGTTCTTAGATTTAGCTTTGTTTTTCTTTTCCATAATATTGGTTTATTTGTTATAAAATATTTATAAATTAAATTATTTGTTATTATTGTTCTTATACCAAATAAGGGTCATGATAGCATAGTTAGCAAGGTCAACTAAAGTATCTTCAATAGACTCATCTTTAACTAAATTACTATTTTTAGATAGAGATTTAATTCTATTAAATTTATCACTCATCCTTACTAATCCAGCAGTAATGCCAAATTCATTACAAGACTCTTCAAAGGAATTACCATAATCTTGATTCTTCATCTCATAAAGATGAATCATTTTATTTACAATTCCTTTAAATTGGCCTATATTAGATTCAGCAGAGGCTTCTTTAAAATAATACTCCCATTTAGTGTTTACTTTTGAAAGTTTATATTCTTTATCATTAACTCCTTTAAGGGTGTTTTCATTAATGCATAAGTACATATCACCTGATTTAAATGCTAATTCATTCTTAAGTAGCACATCATGTATGCAAAGATACATATTTCCTTCTTTAAACATCATATTTATTATTATAATTTAATATAAAAAACTTTAAATCTTTTGTGTCTCTAGGAACTCCGTTTACTTCTACAATAGGAAATTTAGTTCCTACTTCTCTTCTTAGTAGATCCTGATGATGGTTTGTAGTATTACTGTAATGACTTGTATTAAATATAATAGATGTATTATACCATTGAGCTATACAAGTATTATAAGAATATAATTTTCTGCCCTCAGAGCACAAATTAAGAGAAGCTGCTGTTGATTGCTCTATAAAGGCGGTTACTACATCTTTATTTCTCATAATATTAACTTTTAATGAATCCAATATGTAGGTAACTCTCCATTAGGTAACCTAGACATATCAGCATCAAGTTTACATTTAGTACAAAATATTTTTCCTGCATTTATCATACAGTTATACATTTCTGTGGCTACTTTTTCTGCAATATCTTCAGGAGCTTCACAATTAATTTCATCATAAGGAGTAATACAAATCTTTACTTTATTAATTAAATTATTTTTAACAATCCAGTACCAAAAGTTTATTAAACTAAATCTAAGGCACATTGAACCAGTTGCTTGTATCGGATAATTAATTGATTGTTTTTCAGTAGCAGATTTCCTTTTAAAAAAATATCTTACTTGTTGTACAGTATCACAAGTAGGGCATTCTGTTTTCATTTCTCGATAATAATCCCAAAATTCTGGATTGAATCTGCTTTTAATTTTCATTAAATCCTCATAATCATAAATGTAAGCTTTATGGCCAGTTAAAGGATTTAGTAAGATATATCCTTTATCTAACCAGTCTTTTCTTCTAAATTTTTGATAAGCTTGTAATCCTTTAAAGCCATTCATATAAGAGTCATAAATCTTTTGTGCCTCTTCTATAGGAATTCCTTTATTATTACTAATAGTATTAGCATCTCCTCCATAATTAATTGCGAACTCAATACCCTTAGCTTCCTGTCTAAGATTATGATATTTACTTTTAATATCTTTTATTGGAGTATCTCTAGGGATCTCATGGTAACTCATGTAAGCTGTTAAGGAGTGAATATCTCCTGAACCTTCTGTAAGTTCTTTAATAATAGCTTTATCATTAGCTATAGAAGCCATAAGATAAGTTTCTTGACCCGAATAATCTATACTAATCCATTTATTACCTTTTTCAGCAGTAAAACACGCTCTAGTTTCAGCATCTGCAGGAAGATTTAATAAATTTACATATTCAACATGTGCAAATTTGTCTTTTCCTCCAGAAGTAATTCTAGTCGTATCTGCTCCCATTTGATTATAATTAGTATGTATCCTATAACTTACTGGATTAATTTGTTCTATAAAATTTTGACCATAAGTAGAGGTAACTTTAATCAACTCTTTATACTTTAAATATAGGGGAATAATAGGTGACTTATCTCTTTGAGGCTTAAGTACTTTAGCATCTAAGCTATCCTTCATCTTTTTTGTAGCTTTATCTAAAGTTTTAGTATCAATTCCTAAATCTTTAAATAAAGGTATTACTTGTTGCTGACTATTCCAATTTACTTTAACTTTAGGTGTTAAGTCAAAGCCTTCAAATAAATCACCATCCCTATTAATATAAGTATATTTTGATAGAATAGGATTATTAATTACCCAATCATTTAAAGCTTTTAAAGCCTGATTAAGAGCTGCCTCATCTTTTTTCATTTTAGCTTTCCATTTATCAATGTCAAGCCTAACTCCACAATATTCTATATATGCCAATACTAAAACAAACCTATTTTCTATATTTAAGGCAGTTAATAAATCCTTTTCTTTAAGTTTAACAAGTTGCTTATCTTTAATATGTTCAAGATATTTTACATCAGTAGCAGCATATACTATAATATCATCTGAGATATATTTAGCTCCTATAATTTTACCTCTTACTGATTTATCCAACTCTATATTGCAATAATCATAACCTGCTGTTTTTAAACTAAGACTATGTATTCCAGGAGGATACCCTAACCACATTAATTTTTCTGCTAGGTACCCATCATAAACTTTAGTGGGATAAATATTATGATGATAAAGAAATTTTAAATCAAATTTAGCATTCCAGAATAAGAATAATCTATTCTTAGATTCTAAATAATCTTTATAGTAGACAACATCTATAGTAGTACAATCAATAACAATCTGCTCATTATAATTACCTAATTGTAATAAAAGAAGCTTCTTTGTATATACATCTAGACCTTCAGTTTCAGTATCTACTCCTATTACAGTGAGGTTTTTTAAAATATTTAAACTTTCCTGTACTGTAATAATTTTATAATTATTACTTTCAATTAAAGATCTATTTTTAGTAACATAGTAAATCATTTTCTCTTTTTGGGATAAGCTATCATATTATAATAATCCAAAATATATCCATAATCTCTAAAGAAATCAGTACCCAAAAGCCCATGTAAAGTAACTCCTGTATTTTCCTTTAAAGTTTTAAATGGCTTACTCATATCCGTTACTTGTGTTTCTGTCTCAAATTTTAAGTCTTTATAATAAAGAACAAGGTGACTATAAGTTGCTTGTATTGTATCTCCTGCAGCTCCTGTAATAATACTACCTCCTTCTGTAGGAGTATGTATAATATTACAGTTACTGTCTATAATATTGCCCATAGTACCAGTATCAAGTAGAAAATTATACTTTTTATTTCCTTGATAAAATGTTACTATAGGAAGATTAGCTAAATCAATACTAGCTTGAAAAGACATAGAATACTTTTTAGTCTTACATTCTTTATAGATTGAATAAGCATAAAGGATTACTCCTATAAGAATAGTAGAAACACAAATATAATTTATTATCATATAGTTTTAATAAAAGAAAGGGAAAGATTTACTTTCCCTTTCTATAATTTAAAATGTTAATTAATCTCCTGTACTTCCAATACCACCTCTGTTAGTATCATCAAGATTTTCAACTTGTACTAGTTTTATTTTATTACTGAACAACCACTTAATCTTTTGCCAAACAGTAGCTTTCTGACTAAGTTGAATCCTAAATTGAGCTACTCTAGTACCTGCTTTAATATTAGTACTTCTCAAAGTAAATACAGGTAGTCTCCACTCATCTTCATTACCACTATAACTATTGTCAATAACAGCCATAGCATTAGCTTGTACGATACCCCATTTTTTAGGAGTACTACTTCTAACTACCATAATTGCTTCATATCCTTTAGGAAGTTTCATAGCTACTCCCAAAGGTAATAAAGTAACAGGAAGCTCTACATTTCTTACTCTTGAAATAACACCATGTTCATTCTTCACTTCTTTAAGAGTACCGCTCTGAGGAGCAGGTAAACTAATATCTTTAGCTAAAGATAAATCAATCCAATCTCCTTTTTCAATAATCTTAGGTAATGTACAATAAGTGTTGTTACCTACTAACTTTACTTTAATTTCCATTATTTAAATTTTAATATTGTGTTGAACTTCTAAAATTGATACTTAACTCTTGGTCTTCTGCTATCATATAATAGCATTCATTTTCATCATAATGTTGATGAAACCAATCTTCTATTGAAATATTAGTTTCTTTAAAATCAATTATATCAACACTACAATCTTCATAGTTTAATACAACAATCTTAGTCATTTGTAAATCCTTTAATTGATGTTTTATTAGTATTTTTTTCTTCTCCTAATCCCTCTCTAACTTTGACATTAGTTGTATATCTAATATCTTGATAGATGGGTTTATTAAAAAGATAATGAGTTATATTACATATTGCTTTTCCTTTTTCAAGGTACTCTTTACTTTCCCTTTTGTAAATCATAAAGTATTACTGTGTTATTATTAATAGACTTCTTCACATCAATAACTCTTTGATTTGAACTACCTCTCCAATAAAGATTTAAATCTTTTCGTTCTTCTATAAATTTACCATCAATAAGTACATCTATATAATCAAGAACTTCAGGTTCATTTTTTAGTATATCTTCATAAAGATATCCAGTCCATAACCATACTGGTTTACCTGATGCTTTACAGATCTTTAATAGCCTATTTAAATTAGCTACATTGTCAGCTTTAAGACTATCAGAAATATGTAAATCATCATTCATTATCCAATATAAAGGATCTCCTCCTAATATAGAGATTCCATCAATTCTTGGATTACTTACACATTCAATAATCTTATCTACAACATCTTTAAATCTAACTCCTTCATTTGGATTCCAAGTCTGAGGAGACCAACATCCTTTACAATGGTTATTACATCCTGCTAACCAGATACTGCATCTAATTCCAGGACCGTTAACAACATCATACTGTTGATATTTTAGAATTTTCAGCATATTAAAAATGTTTTACACGATTGTTTATATCTGCTATTCTACCTTTTGAAATACCATTAGAAATAACCCCTAAATCTTTTATACCCAAGCTTTCGCTCTATTTTTAAAATAATTTTGAATATCTTTTTTTTGTTCATTAGACAGTGACTCAATATATTTAAAAACCTTTTCTGTATTATTTATTGATAATTCAGGGACAAAGAATTGTTCCATTAAATAGCGCATATAAGCAGCTTCTTCAATAGTATTAAAACCTTTTGAATAATAACGTTTATTATTATATCTAAATTCTACATGATATGTATTAGATTTTTTATCAAAAAAGACACCTTTAATACCAATTGTATTATTAGTTCTCATACCAGTATTAATTCTATTATCGGAAGCAGTTAAAGCTCTTAAATTACATTTTCTATTATCTAATGTGTTTCTATTAATATGATCTATTTCAGTATTGGGATTCCCTAAAATTAATCTATGAAAATAGATAGTATGACCTGTACATAAATAAGGAGAATCTTTTTTTCTTTTATAAATAGTTCTCCATTTAACATTACCTAATTTAGGTACATCTTCTACATCTAATATAAATGTATTTAATACATTGCCTTGTTGGTCATAGGTGTCTATTTCAGCAATATTATTTTTAATTCTTATTTCATTTTTATCCCAAACTGTTCTTGGATTATTATCCAGTACTTTACCATATTTTTGTAATTGAACGTAGTGCTTTTTACATAAACCTTGTGTAACTTTTTTACAAGGTTTACCACACACTTTACAAAATTTTATATCCATGTTTTAAATTATTTAAGGAATTGACTATACCTTTATCCTCTTTTCAGTAGGACACCTCTTGATAGTCGATGAGAGCTTTTATTTATTTATTTAATAAATAACTATCTCTGCTGATTATCCATTGTTACATCTTTAAGATTTTTACACTAAGGTACTTAAAGCTTTAGGAACTCCCAGCATATTCAAGGTTTGCTTTATATATTACTATATAAAGGGGCATTTATGTTTACCCACATAAGCGAAGTGTATAATATAGTTTCTTTTGATTAGTTTCACCACAATTAGGACAAGTCATTTTACCATTCTCATCTAATTGTAATTCACCCTCATATCCACAACTATAACATACACCACAAGAAGTAGTATTTAGCTCACAGTACATCATATTATCATAAATACATTTCATGATATTTAGTACTGCTTCAGGATTTTTACGTATATCTGGCATTTCGCAATAACTTATACACAATTTTTACTTTTTAATTTATTAACTACATACTCTTTTATAGATAAAAACTGAGATTTTTTAATTTTATTTTTAATAATTTTTTCTTTTTTCTTTTGTTCAGAAGTATTTTGAAACTCTTTAAATAATATTTTCTCAGCAATATATCTAGCACATACAGCTTCTTCTATTGTATACCATCTACATAAATGTATTCTACTTTTACCAAATCGAATTTCTGCTGCCCATTGATTTCTTGATTTATCTAAATATACACCAATGTAATTAGAAGTATTATTAGACATAAATGTCTTATTGCAAACATTTTCAAATTGTTTACAAATACGTAGATTAGACCTACAATTATTTAAAGGATTACTATCAATATGGTCAACAACCTCATCATCTTTCGGATTTAATAATATTCTGTGAAGCCATGTTGTTGGATTTGTTTTTGTACAATTTCCTGTAACAATGTATCCTTTTGAACTTAGTCTCCATTTTTTATATTTAATTAAATCTATATCAGATTTATCTATTATAAATTCTGTAACCTTTTCATTTCTTTGATTATATACATTAAATATTGCAATATCATTTTTAATAATATAATCATTAAAATCATTAGTTGTTCTAGGATTATTGTCTAGAGGTTTACCATATTTATGTATTTGATGCATATGTTTAGAGCATACATCTTTATATCCTTTTAAAGTATATACTTTTGTATTTTCTCTATTACATATACTGCATGTGCCTATTTTTATTGTATGTGACATAAATTAAAATTAAAATTAGACTATATCTTCTTAGTAGCGGAATCCGCCTTTTAAGCTGTGCGCTTGGAATAGGTAATCACTTCCTATCCTACAGGGTTACACTCATCACCCTTAGTCGTTACACCTTCAAGAATTAAAAAATTCAAGCTTGGCACGGTATTATCAAAAAGACTTCACCGTTAGCTATTTATAAAAATAACACCCTTGATTAAAAGTTCACACAGTTTTAGGAAGCTGTATTACCAACCTCCTGATGAATATTCTTGAAAGGGAGCTTCAAATTCTATCTTTGAATACCCATCAATCTTATATTCTACAGGTATATGATAACTATTAGTTATATAATCTCTATCATTAACATGTTTTTCTATAGGAAATTGTTTTAAAGCATTAGCAAATTTAGTAGTAGTATTTTCAGCAGGGGTACCATATAAAGATAATGCTAAATGATACTTTTCTTTATTTAAATTAGTTCTATCATACATATGTTTTAATATATCAAGACCTAATTGTTGTCCTTCTTTAGTGCCGTACTCTTTACCAAAATGATAAACACATTCTGCAATACCCATATAACCTATAGATGCAGAACAATAGCCATCTTTGATAACTTCTTTAATCTTAGTACCAAGGGGAACTCTACTAAATCCACCATAACACCAAAGCAAAGGAGCTACATCAACTTTAGTTTCTCCTATAGTTTGATACACTTTATTTTGTTCTGAAGAAATTAAATCAATTATATCATCTAGCTTACTTAAAAAGTCATTATAATCTTTTGATTCTAATGCTAGATAAGGTAAATTAATTGACATAACTCCAATGTTGAGCCTACCCCAGAATTTATACTTACCATCTTTGTCTTTCCAAGGATGAAGAAAACTTCTGCAACCCCAAATATGTTCACTTAAAGTCGTTAATTTTAAGCAGTTCTCTTATGAACTTCTATATGTCACCATATAGTTCAGACTATATCACCTTCCTATATAGGAAGCTCGCCATTTCCATTCACTTGAATGTACATAATAGTCGTTAGGCTTTTAATTATAAAAATCTTTTATAATATTTAGCACGGTAAGTTATCTTAATTTTTATTAATTAAGACTTTCTCCGTTTAAGCGAGTTTTCATAATAAATTACTTTATTATGCCACAGATTTGTTTATGGAGGGAAAGACATTTCCTTCTTTATATTTCTTCATAATTTTAGCTGAAATATAATCAGGAACCATTCTTTTGCAAGTGCATTCTGCTGCCAACTTAGTTACATCATAATACTTAGTACCGGGATTAATGTTATCTTCATCTAATGTAAATATAATCTTAGGAAATGCAGGATTAATGTTATTACCATTAGGTCCTTCCATTCCCTTAATTCTCTGCCTGAAAAGTTCTTTAATTAAAGCTACATTTTCTTCAAGATATTCTTCATCTTCATGAATATAACAAAAGATAGTAATAAAAGGACTTTGACCATTACTTGAGTGCATACTATTAAGTTGATAAAGAAGTGTTTGAATACTATCCTTTATCTCTTTATCCAGCATCTCATTTATCATTCTTTCCTTATCTTCCTTTGATATATAAGGAAAAGAACTAAGATATGTTTTATAATGGTTTTTACTAATCCTTACAAATGGTGCTAAATGAGATGTTGTAATACTTATACCACCATATTGTAAACTACTTACACCCAATATTATTTGTGTAGCAATAGTAACTGCTGTTCTTAATGAGTGAGGTTTGTTAATTTTTTTACCATTAAGTACTGTACCATTTTGTAGCATATCCCCTAATGAAAGTAAACAACAATTACTTTCACCTTTCATTAATCTGTAATCAAGGTCATGTACATGAATTGCTCCTTTATTATGTAATTCAAGTAAATAAGGGGACATTACAGTTTCCTTATATATCTTCTTACAAGTTTCTCCTGCAATAAGATCTCTCATTACATTAAATTGAGTGGCATCCTTGTTACCATTTTCATGAGATATTTCATTAGGTATCCCTGTAGCTAATTCTACAATAGTATCATAATACTTACCATTAGTATTAGTATCTCTAATTTTAGTACGTTTAATTCTATATCGTTGATAAGAATTAGCAATAGATTGATTAATTTGAGATAAAGACTTGATAACTAAATCTTGAATTTCCTCAACTGAAATTTTTTCTTTATCAAGAGATTGTATAGCATTACTAATAGATTGTATTATCTTAGTATTTAATCGTTTATTATTACAATCTAAACATTTGTGGATAGCATTTTCTATTTTATAAGAATTGAAATCCTCTTTTCTACCGTCTCTTTTAATTACATATTTAATCATTATATTATAATTTATTAATCCATTCTTCTAAATTATTAGGTTTATCAATATTTATTCCTATAGGCACTTTAGGTTGATTTTTCAAATAATAATTAAGTTCGTTACCTATATCTTCAGGATCTCTTAACTCTATTTGATTATTTTTACCTAAATAAATAGTTCCTTTTTTAAATGTAAAAGGGCATTCCCATACCATAGGAGTAAGGCTATCTTTACATACTACTATATCAAGATAAGGTAATATTGTAAAGTTTTTAAAATAATCGTCTTTTAATATATTACTAATTAAAATTCTTGTGTATAATCTATTTTGTATTTGATAATTCCATTCAATAAATGATTTATAAAAATCCCATTCATTTTTATGTGATGTTTTTAAATCAATTGGTTGAATTGTTTTATTATCATAATTAATTAGCAGGAGGTCAAACATGCAACGATAATCAATACCATTTAAAGTAGCCTTAAACTTTAATTGATAGTACCTCTCTATATTATCAAAGGGATTATCATCAGCAAAATATTCTTTAGTAGCAATACTATTCTTTAATACATTAACTGCATTACAGACATCATTATAAGTAGAAGTATCAATAATAGTTTTATCCTCTGCTAAATAAAGTAGTTGATAATATTGACGTCCCTTTTCTTTAATAACCTTAGCTCTTGTTTCAGGTTTCCAATTAAGTTGATATTTAAATATTTCAGTAGCATTAATAATGTCCTCATCTTTTAAATCTAAAAGGCTTTTTGCTTCATCTTTATAAAGATTATAAAGTTTTTTTACTATTTGTATAATATTATCAGAAACTGAGGGAAATTCAGCTACAAAGAATCTGTCTTCAAATTCTTGTTGTCCTCCTGTAATAATAGCATCTACACAACTACCAAAAGTGAGAGAGGGAGTTGATATTTTATCAAATAAATGAGGAATACCATTAAAGCCTGTTCTCTCATATTTAGCTAATGTACTGTAAGAAAGAGCTTTATCAGCCCTATATTCTTCTTCTGTAACATTCCAGCTAATATCACTTAATTTCTTTTGCATATTCTTTAAATATATCCACTACTTGTTGTAGTTGTTTCTTTGTATATACTTCAAAATAAATAGAGTGTATTCCCTTTTCAATTAATTGTTGATCAAGATATTTTCTAAAGAGCTTCTTCTTTAAATAAAAAGTATCATTTTCAATTCCTTTACATTCTATATAAACATTTAGCTTCTTATATTTAATAAAGAAATCAGGAGTATATTTAATACCTATAACTTTATTCTTTTTAAGAAGTAGTTTTTTACCTTTTATTGTTGTATCCTCTCCTATAGATAACCTTTTTTCTTGTTGTTTCTTAGTTTCTTGATCATAGAAAGGTATTAGAGGCTCAAAGGAAGGCCATAATTGAAAAGTTATATACTCATATTGGGGATTAAATCCCAACTGGGATAAATAACTATAACAAGTTTTTTCCAGTTGGGATTTAAATTTAATACCATCTACTTCACATGAAGTAGCATTTTTAATCTTCTTGTTCTCCTTTTGCATTAAAGGTATCAATAATTCGTTGTACAATTTTTACTGCATATTCAGCATCTTTCTTGTTAATAAAGAAACTGTGTCTTTTAGAAGAAATAGCATCTTCTACATTCACTGTAAAAGAAGTTACAATATCCATTTGTTCAGTAGGGAATATTCCATAAAACATTTCTTTAGGCTCTTTATTCTTATTCATTTCAAGGCTAAGTACTCTATAAAGAGTAGTCCTCAATGCTTCAGGATAAAGATTATTTAAAGTAATAAGAAATTCTTTCATTTCATTGTATTCCCAATGCATCCTTTTAGCAATTGCATTAATTGTATAAGTACAGGCCTCTCCTATATTAACACGATTAATTAGAGGATTAGTTTTAGGAACATTTACTTTCTTAATATAGCCATATTTAAGAAGTACAGGAATCATTTGTTCAGTCACTGTACAATTAATTGAACAGGTAATTGAATTGTTTTCATTTATCTTCTTTTCAATGCTATCAGTAAATTGTTCTCCTATTTTCACTTCTTTGCCAGTTTTTACATTAATGTATTTCTTCATACCAATTAATTGTTTGATTATATTTAAATTTTAATAATTTATTTATTTCATAAAAAATCTTACTAGACATAGGTTTATTAATCCTAGCATAGTAAGATGGATGGTGTTCAGTAAGAATATAGTTAGTTTTTTTATTTATATATCTACCTAAATTCTTAGCTTCATTCCCAAAGAGGACATAAATTAAACCTGTCTCATATTCTGATAAGTGTTTTAAAAAGGCAATCATAAACTGATACCATATCATCATATGAGAACTAGGTTTATTTATTTCTACAGTTAAAGAAGAGTTGAGCATTAAGCAACCTTGTTTAGCCCAACTCTCTAAACTGGGATCAAAGATACAACTATCTTTTGGTACTTCCAAATCAATAGCAGCACTTTTTATAATTTGTAAAGATGATGATAACTTATTGTCATCTGTACTTGCATTATTACCAAATAATATTCCAGTAGCAACATTAGGTTGTGGATATGGGTCTTGACCTATAAAAATCACTTTACAATCATGTAGACTACACAATCTAAAGGCTTTAAACACATGTGATTTATCTGGAGTGAAATTTGATAGTCTATCTAATTTATTTAGTACTTCAAAGAGAAGTTTTTTATCTATTACTTTTAACCAGTCTCCAAAGTACCCTTCTATAGTCATAATTGTTTATTAACAATACAAGATTTTGCTATTTCCAATAAAGTATTTTGAATGCTTTCTTTCTGTATAGTAGGTACTTCAGGAATAATGATTTTATAGGGAGAATCTTCTTCTGTTCCCATTATACCTTCATAAATTACTTTAGTTACATAACTACAGTCAAACCCATCTTCTACATCTAAAGGGATAACATTATTATTATCATCATAGTTAATAATCTTCATAGGAAGATAAGCACAAGTTCTTAGCTTTCCATATTCTGAATTATGGGGCACTGCAACTACATCTGCAGGATTAACTAATACAGCAAGTCCTACACTACCAAAATAATTTTTCTTTAACCATGTAGGAGAAGCAACATGTAATCCATTACTACACTCTACAGTACTATCACAATCACAATTACTTTTATCTAAAGTAACCATTTCACCTATTTTAATTGTGGTAGTATGGCTATAATGGTCTGTATAAACCCCTTCTTTGTTAGTGGTGTCTACATTTCTATAACCTACAAAGAACCCACATTTTGCAATTTTAAAACCATGAACTTTAAGAAACCAAAAGAGATTATTTCTACAGTCTGTATCAGTATTTAATGACATTAATGTCCAAAAATTCTTATATGCAATAAGTTTAGGAACGTCATTACTTTGTTCTGCAACTAAAACTCTCTCAACTAATTCTTTAGGTAGAGAAAGCGATGAAATAGTGGGCCAATAAGCAGCCATACCTTTAAATGTAAGGTATTTTGACTTCTTAATTTGATGGATGTCATCAATAAGAGTTTCCCTTTCTTGAATTACTTCTTTATAAGTAGGAACCATTATTTTAATAATAGTTTCTTCTTTTTCAGCTTTTTGAAGTTGCTCCCATTCTTCATTGGTAACTTTCTTAGCTAAAATACTACCGTTAGGCAAGATCACAGTGACATGATCACCACATTTAATTAGTTTCTTTTGCATAGATTAATAATCATTGGATTAGTATGACAATTATGTAAAGTTGAGTAATTTACTCTATATTTACCTTCATTAATAGCCCTTGTAGAAATTAGTAAGGTAGTTAAATCATTATAACTATCTATACAATTTTTATAAGGAGAATAGTATTCTGTCCATATATCAAAATAGTTATTTGTTTCATTAATTATCTTAGTAATCTCTAAATCTTTTTTAACCGTAAAAGATCTTACCATATACATATAATCACTATTATCAATTAATTTATCTGCTATAGCTTTAATGTACTTAAATTTATCCCTTTCTTTCTTTGGTAAAGTTTTTATTAAAGTTCTAAACTTATTACAGAGGCTTTTAAAATTATAAACGTTTTTTATATCATCATCAATAAGAGTAGCAGCTCCTATCAGTAAAGGATCTTTAGTAATATAATGTCGCTCATCAACTATACATTTAAGATGCATTTCCTTAATAGCTTTTACAGTACTACTTTTGGCTCTTATTAACATAAAGTTATGTGCCCTAGCAATCCAATACCAATATATAGGAGCTTGCAAATCTACTAAAATAATACCTTTCTTCCAAGTAGTAATGTAGTTTTTTACTTGTTGTAGGGTATTACAATAAATTCTATTTTTAGCTTCTGGGCCATAATGCTTATATATAATATATTCTTCAGGGATTTTTTCTTTCTTTTTAGATTTAGACTGCTGTTGCTTAAATTCCAAGAATTCAGTATCTGTATCTAAATCTATTTTTATTACTTTACTGTCATAATAATTCCAAATTAAATCTTTAATTTCTTGTAGTTGAGCATCTGAAGAAATTAAGGTTTTATAATTATTAAATATTCTTTGAATGTTAGGATTTTTAAAAAAGTATTCTTTTGTAATAGCCTCAGTATAAGTATACTTAGGATATTTATAATTTAGCCACTCTCTTAAATTAGCAGTGAATTTTTTAAAGTTTTGTAAGGCTAAAATGTATTTATAACTACAGCGTATTCTGTTTGAAGCACTAGAGATTATTTGCTTAGTATATAATTTCTCATTTACAAAAAGACCTCTATAACAGGGTACTTTACTATATAATAATGTTTCTAACATACGATTAACATCATCACTATACATTTTACCCTTGTATGAAATTTTAGTAGCTTTAGTATAATATCCTAAAAAGGAAATGTAAGGTTTTAAGAAATGACTAGTATTTCTTATAGGATCATAAGCAAAATTTGTGTTGTTATAAAAACAATAATCAGAAAGGTCATCATAATCGTGCCTAATTGATTTTTGAGCTAAATCCTCTAACTCTTTTCCTGCTTTGTGTATTTTATCGTTAATTATATTAATTGTTTTTGTAGTGTAGATAATTGCTTCTCTATTAGGGGTAACTTCTAGTTCCCCTACATTAAAGGTAAAAGCAATTCCTGAATGTACTATTTTATTTAAAATTACTTTACTTTCATCATCTAACACTGACTCTTTTAAAGGATATAATACATTCCCCAACAGAAGTTTATCTACTAATACATTAGCTGCTGCAAAATTGTTTTTCCTACAAATTTTAGCTGTATTAATGATGCATGTATCAGTAAGACCTGTTACATATACATTAGGAAAAAAGACAATAGAATCTAGGGCTTTTTCAAATTTTTGTATCTTATGAATAGATTCTATACCCATAATACTAACTTCAACACCATTTTTTTCTGTAGTAGAAGTTTCACTGACCAAATGTGTAGTAATAGTATTACCATCTTTAGTCATAATATAAGTATATGCAGTGCCTTTATAATAGGAAATAATAGTTACACTATTAGAACAAGCTAAGGCACTGTATCTACCTATACCAAATCCACCTATAAATTCATTGCTGTCTCTTTTAGTACTACTACCAATATTACAAAAAATAGTTTTAAATCTTTCAGGACTCAAGCCAGTACCAAAATCTCTAATAGTAACTAAATACGGAAAAGTTGTTTTATCAAATTTAATAATTATAGGGGTATCAGTAGTTCCTGCTTCTATATGACTATCCCAAGCATTACTAACAATTTCTCTTATAAAAGATTGTTCAGGATTTGAGTATAAATTAGAAGATAACAATGTAGTAATGAAATCTAGATTTTTAGGATCTATTGATGTTTTAAATTCCTTAATGTCTCCTATTACTTGGGTATTATCTTTTTGTGAATAATTGATAATCATAAGTTAAAGCTTTATTGTTAGTATAATATAAAGGGTGAGTAATAACTACTCACCCTTATAATATTACTGATTAATATAATTCACTTCTGAAGAAAGCAGAATATGCTTTTTTGATAGCACTTCTAAAAGTTTATTAAACTTATTGTCAGAAGTGGGGACTGGCTTTTTCTTCATTTGCTTAAGTGCTTTCTTGCTAATAAGACTAAGTAAATTATCACTGCTTATTCTTGTATAGATATCTCCAAAAGTATTTTTTACTTCTTCCTGTAAATTAAGTGCTCTAATTTTATTGTAAACTTCTGTTCTATTCATTTTTTTGTAATTTAAAAAGTGGTTTAATAAAAGTAATAAATCTCTCTTTACCTAATACTTTTCTAGCATCACTAATATCCTTACCTCCCTCAAATTGAGGTAATATAATATTGGTAAAACCAGTTTTTGTAGCCAATTTAATAGAATCTTCTAAGCCAGCTTTATCATTATCATAGCATATGAATATATGTGTAAATCTCCTTTTTAATTCTTTAATCGCAGTTCTACTAATATCATAACCTTCTCCTTGAGGAGCTATACAAGGTATTCCTGAAGTAGACCACAAACAAAGAGCATCTTTAAGAGAGGAACAAATACATATAACATTTCCTTTTTCTGGTAATTTACTCCATAATGATATAACTGATTTATCAAATTGACTTGTCCATTTAAATCCTTCTTTATTTAAAGGTTGATAAATTTTTATTTTTAACTTATTCCCCTTATATTCAGTATAAACATAAGCTAGTTTATCAGCTTTAAAAGTATAAGTTTTACCATGTTTATATATCATATAATGAGAAATAGGGTGAACTCCTGCATATTTTAGCCATGCTAAAGAAATACCATATTCTTTCCAGTAATTAATATCATCATCATTCCATTGTCTGACCTTACACTTAAGGTTTACATGAGATTTTTTAGCTATATGAACATCGGTAGAACTCTTATGACTTGAATATATGGTGGTATTAATAACTTGAAATTTAGGTATATCTTTATAAATCTTGTCTATACAATCTTGATAACTACAATTCCAGAGTTTACTTAATAAAGTAAATAAGTTACCCCCTTCTTTAGTAGCGAAGTCAGTATAGCAAATTTTTTCACCATTAGGAGAATATAATCCAAAAGAAGGATTTTTATCTTGTCTTAGTGGTGATGGTATTACACATGGTACTTGATTAATATTTAAGTAAAATGAGAGAATCTCAGATTCACTCACTTTACTTAATATATTACTCAAGCATATACTTGAGTTACATTTAAACATTATTCTTTAAACCAAGGATTATTATTAGTATTATTATCAGGAGCAGGGAAAGGATTATTTTCAGGAGTACTGAGATCTGTAGGAGTTACAGTATATTCATGAATAGGCTCGCCATCATATTCTTGATTAGCAAGTCCTCCATTAGCTTTTCTATCTGTAATATCCTTAATAATATTATTGACATTACGAGAATTAGCTCTTGCTACTACATTAGTATATACTGTTTGATAAGTACCCTTATCCGTAGTTCTTACACCATATACCATCTTCAAAGTATTCTCAGGCATCAATTTAGGTACATCTTTAATTTCTGCAAAGTTATTAGTAAAGAAAGACTTTACTTCTACAGCACATTCACAATCTTCAGGAAGTTCCTTTTTATTAATTACCCATTGATTATTTTCATAAGTAATATGCTCCTTAATGTTCAAGTAAGCCTTAATAAATTCAATCAAAGCAATTTCTCCCTGATAAGCAGGACGATAATCTGTTGTAATTCTTAGATTATTACCTGCACTAGACTTTAGTTGAGTATGGTTTTTGCATTCTTCTTGAGTAGCCCAACCACTATAACCATATTTATCAATTACTTGTACCTTAGTCTTATCTCTATTATAACGATAAGAATCTCTAATGAAGAAAGTTGCATCTACAATACCTCCAATAGGATTTCCTTCAGTATCCAAAGGTTGTACATAGAATGTTACTCTTGCAAATTTTACTCCATTTTCATCAGTACCTGTATATTCAGGAATCTTTTCACTTGAAATACCAAGAAGGTTGTTACGTTCTTCCATAGTAGGATTAACAGCGAGTACCTTAGTGTTTGCCCAACCAATGTAATTCTTATAAATAGGTGCTTCTTCTACTTTGTTTGCTTTAAATGCCATAAATGCGAAATTGTTAGTTTTTGAATTATTATCTGAATTGTTATTTGACTTATTTGAGTTGTTGAAAAGATTTTTGATGTTTGAAATAAAAGTCTTCATAATGTTTAAAGTTTATTAAATTATTAATGTTATTATTATTTTTTAAGAATTATTAAGAGAAATAATTTGGAACTTATCGCCGTAAAGTATATTTTATTATATTATACTATAATAATAGTAAACTTTATCTTATTAAAAGAAGTTCTTTTTAGTCTCTTTCTTTTGTTACTTTTCTTTCTCCCTTTTTCTGTAAGTGGTTTATTTTTCTTGCATAAAGGGAAAAGTGTTCTATTTTTCTAATGTTAATTATTCTTCAAATGGCATATCTGAAGTAGGTTCTTTAGCTGCATCTATAGCTTGTTGTGTCATAAATTCTTCAAAAACTTCTTTTGCTTCTTCACTATTGTCTACTTTTACTTCTTGACTGCTATTTTGACTTTGGGTAGAAGCAGCTAAATTATTAATGGTTTTTTCTATTTCGGTATCATTGGGTTCTTTTGTAGGAGGAACAATAGTATCAGGATATTTTAGTACCCATTTAGTTGAATTATTAGTAGTTACTTTTTCTAGAAGGTCTTCTGTAGAATAGCCAAATCTTTCTTTAATTGGGGCTTCCCATTTATCAATAGTCTCTTCTAGATTATCAAGTTCTTTATAAAGCTCTTCAATTTTAACTTTAAGTTTATTCTTTTTAGTTACTAGTGTGTTTACTGTTTTAGCAGTACTCTTCAATGCTACAATCTCAAATGACTTAAATTCAGAAGTGTTCATAATGTTTAAATGTTTAGTGGATTAAATATAGAAAAATAGTAACTTATCTGTTTTATCTTTTAAACTACAAATATGATATTTAGCTACAAAATGCTGTATTGCAACACTAATACATTGTTCTAAAGTTATAAAAGGATTAGTATAGCAACACTGAAGTAATTCATTAATAAATTGTCTATTATATGCAGGTTTTACCTCCTCTATGTATTCAATTAATAATGCATTAGCAGCTGTTTTTGAAATAGCTTCTTTTTTATTTATTTTACTTAAGTAATATTTAAAAAAAGTTTCTTTATCCATTATAATAGTCATTCATAATTTCTGTAACTTTACCTAAATCATTAGGAATAAAGTCTTCTCCAAACATATCTGCAGGAGTTTTAGCAGGTATTTCTACATTACCATCCATACATCTATGTGTATAAAATCCATAAATAGGTTGTTTATTTTCATCATATTTTACTGCTGAAAATAGTAGCATAGGCACTACTTCTACAGGATTATAACTATTATCAATCAATTTACCTACAGTTGAAGGTTTATAACCTACAATAGTATTATCAGAGACTACTTCTTCACAATGCATAATAAAGAAAATATTTAAATCTTCTCTCATATTTTCAGCAGTTTGAATAATACTTTGAAAATGAGCAGCCATATCCGTATATTTATTAAAGCCAGTCTGTTTGGCTGTTCTAAAGTATTCTTTTCTCATTACATAAGTCATATCATCTATGATAATATTCTTTACATAATTTGCATTTTTATCAATACCTTGAAGATAGCCAACTATTTGGTTATAATCATCAAGATTAAAGAGATTTTTATTTTCTTCATTATATAGTTTATTACTGCCTTTAAAAGGCAATCTTTTCTTTAGTACATTAAAAATTACTGTTGTTTTAGGGTCAAGTGTTTTGATTGAAGTTGATTTACCACTACCACTTTTACCCATAATCAAACATACATTTGCCATTTTACCTAAAATTTTAATTGTGTTTATAATGTTGTTTACTAATAAAAGGAGTGCAAAGATAATTATTTATAAATTATTCTTGTACTCCTTTTGAAAATATTTTAGCCACAAAAGCTATAAAAGAATGCTCTTTATTAGTTTTATTATTGTTACCCTTGTTATTTTCTCTGATTTGTTTAAGGTGCTGATATATTTTAGCCATTCCTGATGTATCAGTGGGTAAAGGTGCTTCTTTGAACCAATTAATAGCACCATCAAATATTAATGGGCATATACCATTACTTTGTCCGCTTCTATTTAAAACTATTTCCATAATTCTGAAATTACCTCTTAATTTAGTAATATCATCAATTTGTTTATATATAGGCTCTTTATCCTATATTTCTATACTTTATGTATTATATGTATAGTTCAGACTATCTCTTCTATAACCACTAAATATTGGTATATATAGGTTATAGCTTCGCACTCTTGGCACTTCATATTCTTCAACACCACTTGTTAAGAACGTTTGTACTAGTCGTTGTTCCTTTATAGTATTTCTACTATACTTGGATAAGGGTTGCCATTTAACAACGATGGTTTTCCCAGATTCACGAAGTTTTATTAGGACAGATCTTATATTTTAAAGAATCAATTATATAAGGTTTTACTATATTTATAAATGTATTAACACTGCATTTTTTTATTTTTAATATGGGCATATTGTTTTGTAAGTAGACATTTGATATTAAATTAAATCTGCCTAATAAGAAATAACTAAAATTTTCTACTTCTTTAATTGTAAAACTTTGCATAGAGAATATAAATCCATTAATTTCTCCTGTATTTTGATTAATAGTTTTACTACCATCATCCATAAAATGAAATGCTAAAGCTTCTTTGGTATAATATTTATTTAAAAAGTCAAATGGTATTATTTTTTTATTATTCTTATAAAAGATAGCTTTAAGCTCAGTTAGTTTTTTACTACTGTTTATTCTAACTTCACTTTGTTGCTGCTCTTTAATTAATTTATTATTAAGAATATTATTTTTAATGGAGATACATTTTATACTACAGTTAGTATGTAAGAAACAATAGTATATATATTCTGAGTATCTTTTTTGTTTTGGTCCATGTCTAACTATAAAACGACAAGTTTTATTTTGACAATATAAAGTGCCATCACCCAATAATATTCCGCATAGTATTGTTAATTGTCTTTTACTAAAAACATAATGAGTACCTATTTTTCTTTTTACATTTCTAAGTTCTAACATATTATTTCTTCTAAAATACTCTCTTAATGTATAAGTATTTATCTTAGTGATTTTAGAAATTTCTTTAGCAGTATACCCTTTTCTAATTAAATTGGCAATAAGTTTACTATTTTTTTCAGCTTGTTTGCCTCTATTACTAGGTAAATTATGTTTTTTTCTATAATTATATATAGTCCCAGGAGGAAATTTTAATTTTTTCTCTATTTCAACATCTAATTTACCAGTATTATACATAGTTAATACTTTTTGTTTTATAGCTTCAGTATTTATATATTTTGCAGTCATAATTAATAGTTTAAAATTATATTGCAAATATATAAATAATTTTTAATTAACTAAATATATTTATTCTTTTTATTATAACTTTATCCTAAGTATTCAGGTAATTCCCAAAAATATGGATTAGTTAAACCTATCATTACATCCAAATCTCTTGCAGTATACTTTGAATCTGCCAGAGCTGATGGAGTAGGTCTAATTTTATTAGCTTTAAATGCCTCTAATGAAGTACTTTCAGTGGATTGTTGTTGAACAACTACAGGAATATAATGATATCTATTTCTTAATAATACCATATATTCACTAAGCTTATTGATAGCTTCTCTTAATGAAAGTTTTAACTCTGGTTCTATTAAACTAACATGATCTATGATTATAAATACATACTCATTAGAATTATTTGGCTCATAGTAATCAAATGCATCTGTTTCTCTTACTACTCCAAAATCATCAGTATATTTGCTCTTTTTATAATGAGTTACACCATGTGCATTGGCATAAGAGCTAACGTCTTTCCATACTGCTGTAGGATTTCTACCAGTTTTAAATTCAACAACTTCTTCATAATAATCTATTATATCGGTATATTTTTTACTATTTAATAGTTCTATTATTTTATTATCAACAGGTTTATCTTTATCAGTAGAAGATAAATCTGTAGGACTAATTCTTATATTATCAAATAAATATAAGAGAAATGACATAAATCTAAGAGTTATATTTTCTTTTGTTTCCTCAAGATTATAATAAAATATCTTAGGTTTTATGATATTAGGATGATAAAAAGAATATAGAATAGTATTATAGATAAATATATAATTGGTAAACTGAGTTTTACTACCTTTTGTTGCAGCCGTTATCAAGTAGTATTTACCTTGTTCTATGCCAGGAAATTCTTCTTTAAACCTATTAAATGGTAAAGGAATACAATTTATCTCACCTTGAAGAACTTTATTTCTACGTTCCTCAAGGTGATTAATTATTCTTTCTCTTAGACTATTCATTAGGGAATTTATTTCTGATTAGTTTATTGATATAAGTTATTTGATGCTTAATCATTTTATTACAGAATTGAATAGTATTCATCATGATTATTGCATCTTTTATTGCTTTATCATTATTGAAATCTTTTGTAGTTGCATTATTAAGAATAGCATTTGTTATTTTTTCTTTAATACTCTCATACATTTTCATTTCAGCTTTAGCTCTAGCTAATGTTTTACCATATTCAACATCATAATCTTGTGTACTTTCTACGCTTCTAGCTATAGTTACTATATGTAATTTATCTATAACTTTACTTCTAAAACGCATTACTGCTGTTATATTACATACAGTGACTCCTTCAGAATTAAAAGAGCCATAATTAATGTTTTCAATAGTTGCTACAAAACGATTGTCCTTACTAATCTTTTCCATTTTATCTAAAATTTTAGTTGTTGATTATTTTATTAAGATTACTTTAATTCTGCAGTCCAATTATTATTGTAGTTATCTTGTCCTGCATTTTCAATATAAGACATTAATTGGGAGTTTTCTACTAATTCTCCATTTTTAGCTTCTTTCTTACTAATGAAGTATTTTAATAATTGCATATAAGTATAGTTGCCATTAAAGGATTCTACATATCTTTTGGTTGCATCTATTGCTTGTTCATCAGTAAATTCACCATATTGTTTTGTTACTGCTTTTAATTTATTAGTAATAACTCTTATACTGTCTCTCCAATAATAGTTAGTTCCTTCTTTCTTACCTGCAGGAAAAAGTTCCCTTAATTTGATAGCTAATAGTTCAAATCTATCTTTTTTATCTTTAATAATTATTTCGCTGTCAGCAAAAAATTCTTCAAGTAAGTCAGTACCAGCTTTATTTATCATCATAAATAAATGACCATTTAAAGGGTTATAATCCCTTATAATTAATCCTTTATTATGACAATTAGTAATAGTAGCATCTTTGATTTCTGCATCATTAGAAAGAGCTATTAAATATAATAGTTCATCTAATGTTAGGTCATATTTCTGTAGTTTGTCAGTGTCAATTACAAATCTCATCTTTTAATTGTTTAATTGAAATTATTTTTACTAAATCTGTATTATAGTTTTCTAGCATTCTAACAACATTTCTTTCTTCTACAGTATTAATAAAGTAAGGAATAATTAAGATAGGAGATTTATGTCTAAGAATTCTACCATTCTTTTGTGTTTGTATCAAATTAGAACTATTTAGCATATTAAATATTCCAATTCTACAATCTGATAATGATACTCCTTCATTAAGCATTTGGCAAGCTGTAATATGCTTAATTTTCTTAGTATTAAATAATTCAATATATTCACTTACTTGTTTATTCTTACTATTAATACAATATTTACCTAAATTCTTAGTTTGAGCAATGGAACTACAAAAAGTCAGTGTTCTATAATTCTTTAAAACAGCTAATATTTCTTTAGTAAATGATTCTTTCTGTTCACTAAGCCATATTAATCTATCTAAAGAAGCTCTTAACATTCTATTATCCATATGTTTTTTCTTATACCAATCAATAAGACCTGACATATCGTTATAGAATTGTAGAGGAGTTGCTACATATGAAGTTTTTTTGTATCTATTAAAAATAGTACAAGATTTTTTAGTATTATCTAATTCTAGAGGGATTAATAATACTTTAGGATCAGGTAATATATCACTATTTATAGCAGTTCTTAAAGAAACACTGTAAATATATAGATTATTAAATGTTTCTCTTAGCTCACATTTCTTAGTAATAGATACAGTAGCTGATAATCCTAATACTCTATTAAAAGAATTATCACTTTCTTGAATAGTGTCAATACACCTTTCTGAAAGATGATGAACTTCATCGCATATACATTCTGCCCATGATTGCTTAGTTATATATTTAGGTAGAGATACATAAGTAGTAAAAGTAATATCTTTCAAAAGATGTTCACAATTCCATTTACCTATTTCCATTATCCAATTCTGTTTTAATACATTAGTAGGAACAGCAATAAGTATAGGAGTGCCTTCTTTATGGTATTTCTTTAGCCACTCAAGGGCTATTTTAGTTTTACCCATTGATGTAGGTAATTCAGCTAAAATACTGCAATTTGGTAGACTGAGAATATCTTTGGTTACTTGTTCTCTGGTTATTTCTTTTGTTTCCATTATTCTTAGGGGGTAAAGTATATATTAAATGTATTACTATATTGTGTTTATTTTCTACTTTATCAAGTTTACTTTTATGTATAAGAATATCTACTTTACGTTTCCATTTCTTATGCATTTTATCTTTAACATGATAAACTCCAAATCCTTCAATATAGATTCGTTTATTTGTACTATTAGCAGGAAACATATTCCATATATCTCTGCTAACAGCACACCATTTAATACATTCATTTTTTACATGCTTATTATTAATTCTACTACCATCTGCTGTTAAACTATTATGTGCAGCATGATAATAAGTAAGATTTACTTTCAATGTTTGTGAATAGCAATAATTATTTATAAACAAAGAAAGTAAACTTATAATTAAGATTTTAAAATTATGCATATTGTTTACTTATTTTTTCATAGGCTGTTACTATGTTTTTATATCCTAATTTTAATAGTACATTACACAGTATAGTATCTGCTTTTATGTGAGCCGATACTCTATTTAAACTTGTAGAAAGTGTAGATAATTCATTTACTACTTGTTCTCTGTATTTTCTGTTGAGTGTATCCATGATATCAAAGCTATTAAATTTGCTACTATTGTTCCAGTTATTACTATTAAAACTGTAGATATTGGTGCTATATAGTCTGCATCAAAGCACATGAAGAGTGCTATAGAGGAACCTAGAAATAAGATTATAGCTATTAGTTTGTAAGTTAAATTTCTAACCATAAGAAATTATTATATTTAATAATTAGTTTATTGATTAATTTACTAAAAATACCTGTATAGTAGTAATCTATGTGTGCAGAATTTTTAGTAATTATTCTCAAGATACATACCCATCCTATACAGATGTTTATGTAAGGAAGAAGTAAGATAAATAAGAAAGGTATTAGATTAAATATGTGTAAATTAAACACTTTCTTATTGTCTTTTAAATAAAGATGTTCTGCAATATATAATGCTATTAAATACATTATTAAAGCAAATATATATGTATAAATCATTTTATTCTATTTATAGAGTCAATTTTATTTATAACTATATTATCTTTGATAAAGTATGCTGATTTGTTTATAATGCTTACTTTAAAAGTATCGGCTTTAATATAAACAGTATCATGATAATTATTTCTAATTACAGTATACTGATGTCGTTTACTACAACTAGAAATAATTATACATAATACTAAAAGGTAAGAACAATGTTTATTAATAATCACAGTTAACTGTTGTCTTATCCTCTTCATTAATATAATGTTCAATTTCTTTTGTTAATTCCTCATTAGTAAGAACATTTCTATCATAAAGAATGAAAAGACTATTTATTATCTCTGAATTTGTCATTTTCTTTGGTCTTTGAAGATTTTTTCTTCTTAGTTTTTTGATAATTTATTGTCTTATCATCATAGATAGACAAATCATTTATATCTAATTTCATGTTTTCTTATTACTTTGATGTTTACAGGAATTAATTGTGTTGTAATAGCTATAAATGAAAAGGTGTCAAGCTTTTCAGGATGATTTTTTATATTATGATAATATTGATTTTGTACTTCTGAAAACGTTCTACCTAAAACTTTAGCTACATATTTAATACCTACATTTATGTTACTAGATAAACTAGCTAATACTGCACAGAGAAATCTTACTTCTACTTCAGTCCAAAAAGCATTTTTACGTTCTTCAGGATAATTATAAAAGGAAATAGAAGAAAGTACGTCTTTTAATTTAAGTATCTCTTCCTGAGAGAACCTTTCTTCTAACAAATTTAAAGTAACTTGTCTTCTCCATACACAAGGACACTTTTTTTCAGCTATTTCTCTATAAAGAGTATTAAATTCTTTTAGGAGAATTAAATCTTTAAGATTAATATTGTATTCTTTTGATATATTGTTGAGGCTAATTGTAATCATAATTGGTAAGTTTAATGTTAATTGTTAGTTGTTTTACTGAGAGTATAAATTTCAGCGTGATGTGGTTTTATTGTAAACCATACTGCGTGACCTTTTAATAGATGATAGAAAGCTATTTTATAGCAATTTAAAGGAGTTCTAGTACATATCATAAACCAATTCGGCTTAGATAGTCTATAAAAGGTGATTTTATATTTTTTTCTTTTATTTTGTATACCAAACATAGTCGTTTATTTAAATATTACTACAATATCGTAAGTAATGTTTTAATAAAACAAATACCCCTATTCTCACGAACCAGGGTATTTTATAGAATACGTTAAACAATGAATTGTTTAGAACAAATCCAATGTTTCCCAAGAGCTGTTTTCTTTGTAGAGAGTATATTTATCGTTAGAATTTAGTCCTACTTTTAGGTTATTTTTTTCTCTAACGATGTCTCTGCTATCCATATTTTGGCATGATTTGCCAAGGTGGCAAAAAGTTAAGTCGCCCTCATTATCAAATACAAGGGAATTGAATTTTTCCCCTGTTGCTTTATTTTCAAAAGGAGCAAATTTAGGAGTACCAAATTCCTTTGCAAATGCCATAAGAGACCAAGACTTTACAATTTTTACATTATTGTTAGCAGAAGTTGCCATAATTTTTTACTCATTTCAGAGCCGCTGCTTGAATTAAAGTACCAAGCTACCTAACTACAGAAATTAATAGGAATACCAGATAGTAGTTATTTCTGGTATTCCTTTGAAAATTAATTTATTTAGTGGAGTAGAGTTTTATTATCCTCTCCAATCATCATATCCCATATTATCATAATAGATTTCTTCTTGGGATCGAGCGTAATAGAGATACTGACCAATAAAGTCAGCAACTTCTTGAAAGTCTTCTGTATTACCTTTAAATTGGTAGGGTGTAAGACTTTCAATATACACTACTGCTCTTAGCATCTTCTCTGTAGGTTTACGAGAAGAAGTTCTTGCTTTACTAATTTTCCAATCAGGTCTATTAGCAAGCATTTTGAAGTTAAGGGCATCGTTAAAAGTAGAGAATTTTGCGAGAAAATGTCCTTCTGTATCAAGGACTCTGTATAATTTTTCCATTGTTGTATTATTTGAAATTAATAAAAATAAGCAGTTTTATATCATGCTTAGGATAGGATAATTACTCAACCACAAATTCGGCTTTTATTATCTCTTTAACTGGAATAACGTTCCAATGATTAAACATATAATTCCAGAAATACAAGTTACCTTCATCTACGAAGGTATCCTCATATCTATCACCTTCATTAAAGTTGATGAATACTTTTATTGAAGGCAATGTTAATGTTAATTCTACATCATTAGCGATGCAGAAATCAATTATTGTATCCAATGTTTCTTCTTTCATTGTTTTAAATGTTTTAAGCAGAGAGCAATATCGCTCCCTGCTTTGATGAATACTAATTTAATTTGATAGATTCCCAACTTACTCTTTTACCATTTATGATAACAGTTGGGATATCTAGAATAAGATATTCAATATCTTCTTCTTTAAGAGATACCTCATACTCTTTATTATATGCTGCTATAATGTTTTTAAGCAACATACAACTTATTTGTATTTCTATTAGTATGTATAAATTGTGAAACCCTCATACATGGAAAGTTCAGATTCTTTGATATATGTAATTTTACCAAATACTTTAGTATAATATCTCTTTTTGACAATAATCGTCTTAGAGATTTCTACTATTGTTTGACTATTATGGTTTCGTGCTAAATCATTACGATGAGCACGAACAGAGGATTCATAGCCTTCTGAGCTACAAATCCTCTGTGAATTAAATCTTTTTCTCATGTTCTTCTTCTATTACTGAAGTAAAACATAGTATTGCAGCAAATAATGCTGCCGAGCTTATTATAATAGCAATTCCGCTACTATAACAGTCATTTGCTACTATAGCAACAACCACTAAGATTATTGCTATAGCAGCATACAAGAATGTTCCAACAACTTTCAACATATTTATTTATTGTTAAGAGTTACTGCTACTGGACAGCTCTCGCTGTTGAGAGCTGAAAGAGAATCCACATAATTGAGAATCTCTTCATTAGACACTTCCTCTACTGTAGAGAGGAAAACTTTATCACATAATTTCTGATATTTATCAGACTTCTGTGAATAAAATGTAGCTGCTTGTTTATAGGCAGCAGCTTCTGCCTTGTAGTTATTTGCCCTATTATTTACAACCAAGGCAAAAATGGTTGTGATTATAGTAGCTAATATCGCTACTGTAGTAATGATATTTTTCATTTCTTTTTTGTTTTTATATCCCACAATGTCGTGGGATAAGTTGTTAATTAATTAAAATACCTTCTTTATTCTGTTGCCAAGGAAAGAGGTGAAAACTCCGAGCTGATTCAGTTTAGACCATACTTAGCACGGATTTTATCCTCTTTAAGTACGTCCTCATAATATGTTTTGAGTACGTAATCTACATACTCTTTAGCATTATAAGGAAGCCATTTGAGGATATCATCAGCATCGTGCCAAATGGCACCACTATTTACCATGTTAGTGGCAACATTGGCAAGATGCTTAGTAGTATTACCTCCTAACTGTGACAATATATCGCCACAGCTATCCCAGCCTTTTGAGCTGAAGACAATACTACTAAGCACCTTATATGCGGATTTAAAATCCGCATAAGTATGGCCATTTATTAAATATATGTACATGGTCATAAATTAATAAGACCTCTTTTAGATTATTAATGAGTGAGGTAACTCGCATACGTTTGATGCATATAGCTATCTTATTATTTCGCTATTACAACATACTGTTTATTCCCCTTTTTATTTTAAAGTGAGGAGGGTGAATAAGTTTATCCTCACTAAAAACCCTACCCAATAAGGGTAGGGTTTGGTTCACCTATTTTTGCAGAAAGGCCCGTAGAGCCTCCGCAAAACCATTTGCAAGAGGTGTTCCGCTTGCGGACACCTTTGCAAATAGGATTGGGTGATTGTCATCATTGTGCTCAAGCACAATGTCAGACTTACTGAAGGTCAGTAAGTCTTGTTGCGACCACTTATTGCGCTTTTTATGCGCAATAGCGGCCAAGGTGCTGGACAACATTACACGGTTGTCCGTAAACCCCTCGATTGTAATTTCCTCGTCCAGGACGAGGAAATGGTATGCCAAAGAGGGATCTTTGGCATACCTCCCTTTCATTTCTTCGATGGTGAAATGAAAGTCTTTGATGTCTGAGATACGCATACGGTTATTCAGCAGGGCTAATACAGGCTTGCAACGCGCAAGCCAGGGGGGCATAGCCCCACCCTGCGCATGCAGGGCAGGGTATTGGTGGATTATACCTCCCTCATATAAATATCAAAAACTTCAAAAATTTTTTAGAAAAAAAAATTTAGAAAAAATCCCCCTAAAAAGCTGTCCTCTTTTTTGCCCTCATTTCTTTTTATATAAGGGTGGCTAGTAAAAAAATAGGACAGCTGTTATTATTTAGGATGTAATTAAAAGGGAATAAAGTTATACATTAAAATGAGTTGCTAAAAGATAAGAAACAATTTAGTAGGAAAGTGACTGATTATTAGAGAGTTGTAACAATTTGATATTGTGTATTACACAACTAATTGTTGTGATATACTCAACTAATTATGGAGATATACACAACTTATAGTTACTATTTTTGTTATTATTATCTTAATGTTGTAATTAGAACTTACATTATTAGTCACTTTTTTGTATATTTGCAGAAGTAATTTAAAATTAAAATAATATGATTAAAACAGTAACAAACAAAGAATATTCACTGGTACATAATGATACTGGAGAAATAGTAGAATTTAAACAAGTAAAGAAAGTAAAGCAAGAGGAATTTATGCTTTTGTTTTTAGCTGCTGCAGAACTACTCAATCAATTAGATGGTACCTCTATCAAAATACTTATTTTTTGTTGGAAATATTCTACCTTTAATAATAATGTAGAAAAAGAGGGAAACTTAATTTATAATAATGTGTATTTTAAAGACAAATTAAGAGAGAGCGGTTTGACTTATTCCGATAATACTATTAATATTTATATAGGGAGACTTTGTAAAAAGAATTTATTGATAAAAAAAGGAAGAGGTGTATACATGTTAAATCCTGAATATTTCTTTAAAGGAACGCTTAATGATAGGAGTAAATTAAGAATGACTTTAGAAACAGAATAATATTATTTATTCTATTTAAAATAATGTTTAATTTTGCATTTAATTATATAAAATATATGATAGGAACACATGATAGCTTTACTTATTTAAAAGCTAAAAATAAAATATATGAGTTGTTTTCTTTTTTATGGAGAACACAAACAAAGACAATAAAAGAACAACAAGATTTAGGAGTTAAATATCTTGATATTAGAGTTTATAGAACTAAAGATGGATATTGGGAATTATGCCACGGTTTAGTAAACTTTAATAAAAGATTTAAGATGCTGTATGACATACTAGATGATTACCAAGATTTTCATATCAGATTGATATTAGAAAAAGGTAATAGTAAGGATGAAGAATGCTTTGAAAAAGAACTTTTGTTTTTACCCCCATATCTTGCTAAGATTTCTTTTGCTGCTATTAAGAAGAATTGGAGAATTATATTAAATGAAAAATTTCAGATAATGGATTATACTTATATCCCATTCTATTCAAATCTTTCATTCTGGCAGAATATTAAAAGAATGAATTGGTTTAATACTATTAAAAAATGGGCTAAGAAACATAATCCTATTATTACACAAAAAATGAAAGAAGATAAAAATATTGTACACTTTATTGATAGATTATAATGAGTAAAACAAAAGATGATGAATTAGAGTATACCCCACAGACTACAGTATATTATACTCCACAAGAACAAACGCACAGATTAATTTCTTTAGGTAAAGGGGCTTACAAAGATATTATAACAGGTAAATTAGTTTGGAAAGAGGAGGAAATGCCTACAGCTGAGGTTGTAGGTCATAAAAAAAAGAAAACTGTTAATAAGGAGAATTCTACGATAAATATACAAACTTGGCTAGACAATTTTAGAAGAACTAATCCAGAAGCTTATGCTGTAACAGCAAAGCTAGCACAAGAGGAACGCATAAAGAGAACACAACCAGGATTTTATGATGCTAGTTTTAAACCAACTATATCTAAAGAAGAGGAAGAAAGATTAAAGAATAACTATTTTGATGTTCAAGCATTAAATGGAGCAATGGGTTCTTCATATATCATGAATCAAAATAGCATTACGTATAATCCTAATGTAGCTGCTCAACAATTACAGTTTGGAGCACGTTATCCTATAAATACAATTGAAAATGCTTTTGAAATGGGATTAGGAGAAGCGGCATTTAATTATGGAATTAAGTCACTTCACGGATTAGCTAACAGGGCATTGTCTAATAATATATATGCTACAAGTAGATTATATTCTGATGATTTTCTCACTAATTGGTATGCTACTATGGCTCGTAGATATGGCTTTTATGATAGAGCAAGGTTACCTTATCTAATCAGAAGATGGAAACCAGAAAATTTACACGTTATAAAAGATGATAAAATGTTAATGAATGGTAGGTTTCCTCATACTAACTTTACTTATGATAGGCTAGTAACATCTCACGCAAAAGGTAAATGGGATCAAGCAGCACAAACGTGGCTTATTAATCCTAGAGAAATAGTACCATCTAGTGAATGGGGTAGTATAGAACCATCAGACATGTTTACAGTTTATGATGGAGAAATGGGACTGCGAGTACCTACTAAAGATATCACAATTATAACCGGTAACCCCACAACAATCAATCAAGCTAATCAAAAAGGGATTAGAGTAGTTACTAACGATGCGTTAAAAGCGGATGAAGCAACATTAGCGGCTGCTGATAAAGAAGCAGCTCAACATACAGGACCTTTTAATCTGTCTAAAACATCTTCCCGATCTGAGCAGTCTCCTACAATGTGGAGTCATGCTAATGCTGAAGTTAAAAAATTCGGCACTCCTAAAATGAAAGACATAAGATTATTAGAACAAACCACAGGAATGAAAGCAGATGTTGTCCCTAGTTGGCAAAAATTTTTATATATATTAAGAGGCATATATCCCGATGGTAGACCAATAAAAAAACGGCCATTACAGTACTACCCATATAATAATTTATTTTACAATGCTTCATCACCAGTAGAATATATATATAAACAAAGTCATCCTGGTTTTTACGCTAAAGGGGGTCCTGTTACAAGAAAGGGTAATTATGTGTATGCTGATTCAAATACTACAGATCCTGCTTTTATTAATTTAACCCCTATAGGTGAGGGTGTTTATAGAAATCAATTTGGAAAAATTGTTTATGATACTGAGAAGGTTACTCCACCAGAACAAGAAAAGTCAATTAATGATAATTGGCAGGCAGCTTATGCGAAAGGTATTAAAAAAGGAGGGCCACTTAAAAAATCATATAAAAACTTCTCTACTAGATTATCCAAGGCATGGGGTAATCAAGATATAAGCAAAGATGATTATGATTATCAAAAATATTATAATGATAACCCTACTGAAGCATATAGACAATTAAGAGCCATAGAACATGGTAGCAAGGCACATTTTCCAGATGAAGGAAAGAGTGGTACTTATAAGAAACCTAGCCATCCTACTTATCCTGATTTAGGTATTAATTCTTGGTTAAATAATGATAGGGTATTTAACATGTCTACAAGACAAGCTGTACCTGAAAATACAGATAGAATATTAGATTATATAGGTTCAGATTTAGATTATAATAATGGTTCTACAAGAGCAGTGTATGATGGTACTTATCAATTACCATCAATAACAATTACTCCTAAAGGTAATTATACAGAACTTATACCTAATGAATTAGGTACAGGCTGGATGTACAGTGATAGGGTAGGTAGATATCAAGACTTAAATTATGACTATATAGGAGATTATTTAAATAGTTTAAGGGCTAATAATAGAGCATTAGGGGGCAACCTATTTAAAAAAGGAGGCAGTACTACTACAACAAGAAGTTCTTGGATGCCAACTAAACAATGGCAAGATAGAATATCTAAATGGGAAGGGGCAGCCATGTATAAACCTATGCCTGATACAGGCAGAGCTAATTATTCTTTTGCTCACACTGCTAATGCTTTTTTAAGTGTTTTACCTAAAGAGGCTTTAGCTAAATTACCTAATGAAGCAATCAATGCTCTTTATAGTTATGCTTATAATGTAGGTCCTGGAAATTTTAAGAAAAGGGTTGTACCTACTTTAAATGCCTATTTAGCAGGTAAGGCCTCACCTGAACAACTAGCTAGTACTATGTGGGCTTCTAAAGATAAATCTTTAAAAGGTTTAAGAATTAGAAGAGCTTATGAAAAAGGTGCATTGTTAGCAGCTTTAAATGGTAGTGATATGATGGGCACAGCTACTTATAATAGATATGATCCAAATTTATCTAATAACAATGATAATTACTATCATACTCAAGCAATTCCTTTTAACAGTGCAGAAAGTGAAGAGATGGAAAAAAGTGTTCCTAGCTGGAGTAAATTTGTTAACTTTCAACTTAAACAACCAGAACAAAATAAATCTACTGAAAGTACAACAGACAAACAATCAGAAACTACTAATAATCAACAAAACACTTATTTCCCATTATTTTCTATAGGAGAAGAAAATACCCCTAAACCCGAATCCTCTGTTCCTATTTATAATACAATAGACCAAGTAAATCAAAGATTATCTTCTTTAGGATTTACACCTTATAATAATTTAGAAATTAAAATTTAAATATAAATAATATGACTTACGAAGATTATGTAAATAGTACAATGAATGGCTATGCCCCAGTATCAGGGTATTCACCAGCTATGTTAAATGCAATGGTAGATAACCCAGGGATGCCTGCTGCTAATGTACAACCCATCTCTACACAAGGAGTACCTGACTCTTATACTCCTTATGATCAAGCAGCAATAGCAGCTCAATATAGTCAACCTCTTTTTGATGACGCTCTTAATTCGGTATTAAATAGTACCTCTTCACTTAGTGACGCTAAACCTAGTAATAATACATATAAAATAAAAAGAGGGGACTCCCTCTCTAAGATAGCTAAGATGTATGGTACATCAGTTGAAAGTTTAGCTTTACTTAATAATATACAAGATATCAGCAGTATTAATACAGGTGATAAACTAATTTTACCTGAGGGAGCTAAATTAAAAAGTAGGTACATTCCTATTAAAACCACTAAGGTTACCACATCTAAAAACAATAATAATGGAAATGCGGTAGGTACTACTGCAAAATTATCATATTCAGGAAATCTGGATAAAGTAATAGTACAAGAACAAAACAAAGAATTAGCTAAGAATTTAGGAAGTGATTATAAGAATGTACGTAAAATAGATGTTTCCCGTGATAATAAAGGTACTTATCATTATGTATATACTATGAAAAATGGAGACACTTTAAAACAAAGCTATATTCCTAAAGATACGGTTCGGGCTAATTTACCCGAAGTAACTATAATAGGAAAAGGGAAGGAAAACAAAAATACTAATGCTGTGCATTCCAATTCAAATTATACCTATAGTGCTAGTAATAAACCTACGAGAGAACAGCTTTTAGAAAGTTTAAATTCAGGAAAAATTAGCTTTGTTGATAACTATGGTAATCAAGTAACAGCGACAAGAAGTCAAGTAGAAAAATTTAAAAATTGGCTGTCTGGCCCAATGACTGGAAATCCCCCTGCTGCTATAAGAGGCTTAGTAGTTAATCTAGCTAGAATTGCAGGAGCACAAGGAAGGAATTGGTTAGACTCTTTTAGAAAGTGGTTTGGTCCTGCTGTAGAACGTATGGTAAAAGGACACAATAACCCCACCTCAAGAAATGGTCGTTTTGTAGCAGCACCTAAAAACGGAGCAAAACGCCCAGCTAGCCATGCTAAAGCTGTCACAAGAAATGTACTTTTAAATCCTTAAAATGTTATTTTTTGCTCTAATTATTTGGATATAAATAAATAATTAATTATCTTTGCACTGTTCTTAGTTCTTAAGAAGAGATTTTAATTGTTAAACAGTTATTGGGGCAGTTTATATTATCTTGAAGGTTCTAGATATAAACTTCTATATAAGAATAAACCTTCATTTTGGGATATAGTATAATGGTTATTACACTTGATTTTGGTCCAAGTAATCTAAGTTCAATTCTTAGTGTCCCAACAAAACTATGCATCAGTAGCTCAGTTGAATAGAGCAACGCCCTTCTAAGGCGTGGGTCGTGAGTTTGAGCCTCACCTGATGTACTAATAAATAGTAATTCCTCTAGGTGGAATATACTAGAGTACGCATACTGAAAGGTGTGCTTATTAGGGCCTTTAACTCAGATGGTTAGAGTAGTGCACTCATAATGCAAAGGTCGCAGGTTCAATCCCTGCAAGGCCCACTATGTTTTTATCTAAACTTATAAAGAATAATACAGGAGTTAGTTCAAAGAACTTCTTTTTAGTAATAGTAACTATTATAGGCTGTATATTACTTATTATACCTGCAATTATACTAATTGTTGAAGTATTTTATAACCATACTATTGCTACTAATTTAGATGGTATGGCAGCTTATATTGCAGCAGTAGCAGCAATATTTACATCAGCTGGTATTACTAAAGCATGGTCAGAAAGATATGAAAAATGAACCAAATATATTATAAAAAGGATTCATTATGAAAATACAATATAATGTTTCTACAGATAACATACACATTCAAGATAGTTATAAGGTAACTAAAGAAAATGATATGATGAGACTACTTACTAAGATTAAGGTTAGTTATTTTGATTCTTCATATTTTTTCTATAACATGTCTTATAACACACTTTTAAATGAATGGAAAGCACATAATTTTTATATGATTTGCATTTATTTAGAAGCCATACAAAAGATGTTGATTTAAATAAGAACCCTTGGTATATTAGAGTTGCTTATTGGGTACTAAGTAAATTTTACTTTAAACAATGGTTTAAGTAAATAATAAGGCTTCATGGTGGAATGGTAGACACGAAGGACTTTGAGAAAATTTAAATATTTTTATTATGTATGAAAATTGTAAAATATATGGTCCATATACATCTAAAAAAGATGGAAGATTGAGATGTATCATTGTTCACCCTAACGGACATAAACAAACCATATCATATCCTAAATATATAATAGAAAAATATTTAAATAGATATTTAGAAAAGAATGAGACTATTGACCATATAGATGGGAATTTTCTTAATAATAATTTATCAAATTTGAGAATTATTGATAGAAAACAACATTGCGTAGAGGATGTACTTAGAAATAAAAATATTATTGTTTCTTGTCAAATGTGTGGTAAAACTTTTGAAATTAAAGGGAGTTTGATTCATAATAGAAATAGAACAGACAGACATCAATCTGGATATTTTTGTTCTAGGCAATGTTCTGGAAGATATGGAAAATATATTCAACTTGGTTATTTAAACCACATTACTGTTGACAAAGTACCTGTTTCTAAATATAAGGTAAAGAGTGCTTTGAAAGAAATTTCAAATGTAGAAGTAGGCTAATTCGGTGAATGTTTCAGCCTTATAAATGAAAAGAACGCCGAGCTAAATTCACTTTGTGATAAATGTGTAGAGACTATATACCTACCTCCTAAGTTAGAAATAATATGGAGAAGACATAGTCCAAGTATTCTTAGTCAAAGAATATATGAAAATCCTTTGGGCAGAAATGCCCGTGCGAGTTCGAGTCTCGCTGTAGCTACTTAAAATTTATATAGTAATGGCAATTAACAAGAAACAAGAACAACAATGGCAAGCAGAAAGTGATGCAAGAACTCTTGCTACTTATCAGGAGATTCTTGCTGATAAAGCAAGAATGGGAAGAGCTATTAAAGAGGCTAATAAACAAGCAACTAATCTTACAAAAAGAGCTTCTCTTATGAAGAAGGCTGCCACTAATAAAAGAAAATAACATGATTAAGGTATTGCATGCAGATACAGCTAAATTATTAGCTGAAGCTATGAATAAAAAGAATATTACAAAAAATCAGATAATTAATATCATTAAGATGGAAGATCAGTTTGTAGTATTCTATGAAATATAGAATAGTATGAGTGAGAAAGTTATATTAAAAAAACCTACATATACTAAAGCAGAATATAATGAAGAGCCAGTACACTACTGCACGCACTGTCTGTCATTAAGAGTTTTAAAAATTAATGACTTTGATTATTGTGATAATTGTGGTTCTACTGATATAGAACACTGCAGTATACAAGAGTGGGAAGATAAATATTTAGATAAATACGGACATAAATATATTAAAAATGGAAAACAAACAGAAGATTGACACTAAGAAACTTAGTTATGAAGATTTGAGTAATGTATGTGCACAGCTTGAGGATAAGTGCAGAGAACTTGCACAACAAAATTTTCAATTGCAGCAATCACAGGCATTGATCCGCCTTGATTTTCTTTTCAAGGTTCTTGATAAGAAGGATTGTTTTGATGCTTCTTTTGTAGCAAACTGCACTACAGAAATTAAGAATCTTATGGTTATTAAAGAGGTACCTGAAAATACTTCTAAAAAGAAGGAAAGTGCTGTTGGAGAATTGAGTAAAAAACTTAAGGTTTAATTAGTATTATGGAAAGAAAAGTTATTAGAATACCAACTAATATTGAAGACTTCTTTAAATATTGGTTTATTTTTCTTTCTCCTTTACATAATCTTACTAACAGAGAACTTGAAGTTGCAGCTGCATTTCTTAAGATGAGATATGAATTAAGTAAGAGTATTATTAACAATGATGAACTCTTAGAGAATACTTTAATGAGTGAAGATACTAAGAGAAAGATTAGAGAGCTTTGTAATTTATCAACTACACATTTTCAAGTAATTATGGGTAAATTGAGAAAAGCTAAAATCATTGAGAATAATAAAATTAATCCTAAGTTCATACCTAATATTAAAACAGATAAAGATAGTTTACAATTAATTATTTTATTTGATCTTAATGGATAAAATATACAGACAAGTAGCTGATAAATTAGGTCTATCTAAAAATTTAGTAGCAGCTATCTATAAAATGTATTGTGCACTATTAAGAGAAAAAATAAGAGAAGTTGATGTAGAAGGAGAAGAAATAAGTTTAAACCTAATTAATTTAGGTAAGATTTATTTAAACAAAACAAAAGTTAGAAGGAAGAATGAAGTTAAATATAAAGAAGATAAAACCAATGAATAATTGCCTTATTACCACTAAAGAGGTATATAAGGATGATATAAAGACAGGTAGTATTGTTACTAAAGCTTCAGGTACAATGAAAGAATATCAGAAAGTAGTAGCAGTAGGACCTATGGTTAGAAACATTGAGGTAGGAGATGTAGTTATGATTAATCCCTCTCGTTATGCTGTAAGAAAGTATAATGAGAAGCCTATGGAAAATTCTATTAAGAATGATATGGAATTAAATCCTGTAGTAGGCTATAGATTTAACACTATTATGTTGGATAATGTAGAGCATTTGGTTCTTTATGATCAAGACATTTCTTATGTTATTGAAGACTATGAAGAAGTACCTGACGAAGACAATAACGCTAAGAATTTGATTGGTACACAGCCATCATCATCCATTATCCTACCTAAGGAAAAGAAGGTACATAAGAGTAATCTTATTATTCCAGAATAATAATTTAAAATTGTCAAATATAGGGGAAAGCTTAAACTTTCCCCTTTATGCGTTTATAATATGAAACTAGTAAAATTAGAAAATTATGAAATAAAAGTAGAAGATGAACTACTGCTGCTTAAGCCTTTTAATGCCGTGTATAAAGCAGATAAAACATCAAACAAAAGTAAATTTTATGACTTTATAACAATATTATATTTTACCTATGATCCTAGAAGTGACTTTAATTATATAGCTAATGAAGAAGCTAGATTAAAGGAGGTCTGTGATTCTAATGGATTTAAAGTACCTAAGTTTAATAATAATGAACAAGAATGTATTAAACTCTATCAAAAACTTACAGAAACTTCTGCAAGTGTACTCTTAGAAAGAACTAGAGTAGCTGTAGATAAGTTAGGTAAATTCCTTGAACAAATAGACCTTACTGAAGAAGATGATAAAGGAAAGCCTAAATATACAGTCAACTCAGTAGTTACTGCTATTAAGCAAGTACCGCAATTAGCTAAAGATGTAATGGAGGCAGAGAAAGCAGTAGCTAAGGAAATAGAAGAGCAAGGCAGAGCTAGAGGAGGAAATAATAAAAAGCTTTTTGAAGACGGTATAACTTTATAATATGACAATAGAAGATATCATTAAGATAAAGGGAGAGTTAGATAATAAGCACTATATAGTATATAAATCAATAACTTTAAATAAAACATTTAAAGCAATAAAAACTTACACAATTGCTATATATAAAGAAGAAGAAGGGCAAACTAAGGAGGTATTTAGTGTGCAAAAGAACTCTCAAACAAATCCTGAAATATGGAATGAATTAGAAATAGCATTAGTAAAAGAAATTTTAAATGGAAGAGACTTTAATAAATAAATTAACAGAGGATACAATAATACCTACAAATAAATATCAAACACCTATTACTGAGGAACTACTGAAGCCTTATCCTAAAGAAGTACAGGAACAGTTTTTAGATTTTGTAAATAATGTGCCTTATATTAAATACATGATAGGATGTACTAGACAAAGAGCCTGTGATTTACCTAAAGATAAAAAGGGGAGAATTATAGTAGATATTACTCAGCCTCATATACTTGAAGATATGGATTATTTTAGACCTGCTGCTATTAACTTTAAAAAAACAGGCAGATATACTAATCTTAGGCCTAATCCAAACCCAAACAGTGAATACGGAAAATGGGTAAGAGAAGAAATAAGAAGGTGCTATGAAGGGTATGTAAGAAAATCTGACGGAGAATGGGTAACAGGTAATATGTATTTCTTTTTAAATTATTGTCCTATACCTATGACTAAGGTGACAGGTAATAATAGAAAAGGTGAACGTGTAGTAGATTTTCCAGAGTTTTGGGAAGGAATATATTATAGATTTCATTATATAGAACAAGCTCAGTTTGGGGGATTATTTGATGAACAAGGGGGTAATAATGGATGTGAAATATCCAGCCGCGGAAAAAGCAAGTCCTTAACTATGGCAGCTATTATGGCTAAATATTTTGTATTAGGTGAATCTAAAGATGTTTGTAAAAATGTTAAGTGTATGGCTACAGCTTATCAGAAACAATATCTTACATCAGATGGAATTTTAAATAAGTTTCAGTCATACATTGATTTTTTAGCTCAAAATACACAATGGCCATCGAAAAGATTAAAATCTAGTTTGCAGGATATGTCATGGAAAATGGGTTATTATGACCTAGATACAGGTACACAAAAAGGTACATTAAATGAAGTAATGGGAGTCTCTGCTAAAGATGATCCCTCAAAAGTGAGAGGTAAACGTTTACATTTTATCATAGTTGAAGAGTTTGGTTCTTTTAGAAATGTGCTTGAATTATATAATATTATGTTGCCCTCTATCCAAGAAGGCAATGTTTCTTTTGGTACAGCATATTTAATTGGTACATCAGGTGACTCAGAATCAGACTTTCAAGGGGCAGCAGAGATTGTATATAATCCTAAAGGCTATAGAATGTATGCATTACCTAATGTATGGGATAAAGAAGGGCAAGGTAAAAAGTTTTTAACTTTCTTTTTTCCTGGTTTTATTAATAGAAAATTATGCTATGATCATAATGGAAACAGTGATGTAGTTAAAGCATTGTTAGAAATACTTTCAGATAGATTTAGAATTAAATATAATTCAAGTGATATTAATTCTATTACAAAAGCAATAGCTGAAATTCCAATAACCCCACAAGAGGCAATATTAAGAACAAAGGGTAACATATTTCCTATTACAGAATTGAACAATAGATTAAATGAAATAGACAATAATCCTTCATTTTATGATCAAACTTATGTGGGAGATTTAGAGCTAAATAACAAAGGAGAGGTAGAATTTATATCTACTAATGATAAACCTATTAGGGAGTTCCCATTAAAAGATAATACAGCTAAAGGTGCAATAGAAATATTTGAAATGCCTATTAAAGTTAATGATAAAATACCCAATGAACGATATATTTTATCCCTTGATAATTATGAAAATGATCAAGCACAATCTATGTCTTTAGGTAGTCTTTTAGTATTAGATTTGTGGACAGATAGAATAGTTGCAGAATATACAGGTAGACCAATGTTTTCAGATGATTTAAATGAAATTGCTAGAAAAATGTGTTTATTCTATAATGGTAAAGTAATGGTAGAAAATAATAAAAAAAGTACATTTGCTTACTTTAGTAGAATGAATAGCTTACATTTAATGGCAGATTGTCCTGAATATCTTAAACAAAAACAAATTATTAAATACAGCACTTTTGGTAATAGTAGTAAAGGCATTACAGGGACTCCTGCTGTATTTAACTTTGCTTATACTTTAATAAGAGATTGGCTACTAAAACCTGTTACTATAACTAAAGAAGAGGAAGGAGAAACAATAGAATACACTGTACCTAATCTTCACTTTATTAATAACAGAGCTTTACTTAAAGAGTTAATACTTTATAACCCTGATATAAATGTGGACAGATTAAAATCACTATGTCAGTTAATGTTATATAGAGAAGAGAAGATGATTCTTTATCAAAATAATATAAGCAATGCCCAACATAGAGATGATTCTAAGGACTTAAGTAATGACCCCTTCTTTAAAGATAACTATGATAATAAAGATTCAATATGGGTATAAAGTAATAAAGCTTTAATTTATTTGTTTATATAATTAAATTGTTATAATTTTGCATCAAATAATTTAAATTAATTATGAGTGAATTTGTACAATTCCCTCCGCAACAATTGTCTTTTACTAAAAAGACTAAAGCATGGAGGAAAACTGTACTGGATTGGGCAGACACTAAATCATTTACTCATTATTCACCTGTAAGAAAAAGTGTTCTACATAAAAAGATTAACTATGATTTAGTTAATGGAATATTACATATGAAGGATTTAGCTCAGATTATAAATCCTGAATCATTAAAAGCTAAATATATTCCAGAAAGAATACAGCATTTTCCTATAGTTAACAGTAAATTAAATGTGTTAATAGGTGAAGAGTTAGGAAGAGTTTTTGATTATAAAGTAGTTGTTACTAACCCTAATGCAGTATCAGAAATAGAAGAGAATAAGAAACAGCAAATTCTTCAACAAATACAACAAGAGATAGAAAACCAATCACAATCACAAGAGGAATTCCAACAGAAGTTAAATAAAATGAATGAGTATTTCACTTATGATTGGCAAGATATGAGAGAGCAAAGAGCTAATTATTTACTTAATCATTATGTTAAAGAATATAATATGCCACTCATCTTTAATAAAGGATTTACTGATGGTCTTATTGTTGGAGAAGAGATTTATAGATGTGATATTAGAGGAGGAGAGCCTATTATTGAAAGACTTAATCCTAATAAAGTGTACGTCTTCAAATCAGGATACTCTAATAGGATAGAAGATGCTGATGTTATAGTTATTGAAGATTATTTATCTCCAGGTCAAATAGTTGATAGATATTATGATAGTCTTACTGCTAAAGACAGGGATTATATTGAAAAACTTCCTTACAGTAATTCTTCAACACAAGGAGACGAAGAAGAACCTAGAAATGCATGGATTTCTTCAGATTTAGTGGGAGATGACGACCATAACTTTTTCTCTAGTATGTTGGAGTTTACTGATGGTAATACTACTGCTATTGATACTCCTTTTGATATGTATGGTAATATAAGAGTATTACAGGTATATTGGAAGTCAAGAAGGAAGATTAAAAAGGTAAAGTCATATAACCAAGAAACAGGAGAAGAAGAATTTAATTTCTATCCTGAAAACTATGTATGTGATGAAGCTAAAGGTGAGGAGGAAATAACTTTTTGGATTAACGAGGCTTGGGAAGGTACTAAGATAGGTAAGGATATTTATGTTAACATGAGACCTAGAATAGTACAATACAATAGACTTTCAAATCCTTCAAGATGTCACTTTGGAATTGTAGGTTCTATCTATAATCTTAATGAAGATAAACCATTCTCTTTAGTAGATATTATGAAGCCTTTTAATTATTTGTATGATGCAATACATGACAAATTAATTAGGCTTATGTCAAGAGATTGGGGTATTCTTCTTCCTGTAGATTTAGCTAAAGTTCCTGACCATTGGGATATAGATAAATGGTTATACTTTGCTAAAGCTAATGGTATTGTTGTTACAGATAGCTTTAAGGAAGGTAATAAAGGTGCTGCTACAGGTAAGTTATCAGGTGCTCTTAATAATGCTTCTAGTGGTGCTATTAATGCTGAATTAGGTAATTCTATCCAAGCTTATATTAGCATGCTTGAATATATTAAATCAGAAATGTCTGATGTTGTAGGTATTAATAAGCAAAGAGAAGGTCAAGTAGCTAACAGAGAAACTGTAGGAGGTGTAGAAAGAGCAACTTTACAATCTTCTTACATTACTGAATATCTCTTTAATACACATGAGGATGTTAAAAGAAGAGCATTAGAGTGTTTCTTAGAAACAGCCAAAGCAGCTCTTAAAGGAACTAATAAAAAGTTTCAATATATTCTCCCTGATGGAGCATCTAAAATTATCAATATTGAAGGTGATGATTTTGCAGAAAATGATTATGGATTAGTAGTAGACAGCAGTAAAGGTACTCAAGAACTTAACCAGAAATTGGATACTCTTGCACAAGCTGCACTACAAAATCAATCTCTTAATTTCTCTACTATTATGAAACTTTATAGTAGTGCTTCTATGGCTGAGAAAGAAAGAATGATTTCTTATAATGAACAGCAATTACAAGAGCAGCAACAGCAGATGCAACAGCAACAACAACAATTACAGCAACAGCAAATAGAACAGCAAGCTCAAACTGTTCAAGCTAAGATGGAACAAGATTATAAGATTGCTCAAGAAAAGAATCAAACTTCTATTGTTGTTGCTCAAATTAATGCGCAAGCAGAAGCTCAAAGATACGCTATGATGAATCAAGATAACGATGGAGTACAAGAGCCTATTTTTAGTGAGGAGGCAAGAGCTAAACTAAATGAATCTATTAGACAATTTGATGCTAAATTACAATTAGATAAAGATAAATTAGCATTAGATAAAACAAAGGCTAATAGAGATTATGATATAAAGAAAAAACAATTACAAAAACAAAAGGCTACAGCAAAATGAAATATATAAATAAAATAGTTGTTAGTAATCAGGAACCTCCTATTAATACACTTTGGATTGAAGGTGATAGTTTAAAGTATTATAATAATGGATGGAAAGAAGTAGGAGGTTCTCAAGAAGAAATACAAAAACATACAACTCAAATAGCTACTTTACAAAAAGTAGTAGGCCAGAATTATATTGAACTAGCTACTAAGGTAAAGACGTTAAATGATTCTTTTGAAAGTCTAAATAAAGTACAAGGACTTATGCAGGGTTCTATTAATACACTTACAAGACAAGTACTTGATCCCAGTAAATTACAAGTAGCAGATCCTAAGAATTTAACTCTTGCTGATATTAATCTTATTATGGGAGATTTGAAAGCTAGAGGTATTATAAATATTTCAACTAAATCTTAACAATAATGATTTTTACAGAAAATGACTATAAAAAAATTCAAAGTTGGCTAACTGCTCATTCTTTAAAAGATAGTGATTTTGATACTATAGATTTAGCAGAACTTAGTGAAAGTAAAAATAATATTACTATTCCTATTATTAAATATAGTGATTCAGACAGTACCTACAATAACAACAGAATAGAATATAACAGCTTAGTGCAAAACTTGGATTCTGAGTACTCTTCTCTATATTTAAGAAGAGAGCACAATTATGGTAAAGAGGAAGAACCTTTTAATACTTATTGGGCTGATGCTAAAGGTAATGTGGTATATAAATCTTCTTTTTCTGGTAACTATCCAGCTTTTTATTCTATTACTAAAAAACCTGTAGGAGGGAATTATCAAAATCCTATTATATCGTTAACTGAGTTGACTTATAATTATATAGATGATCCTTATGGAGGTAGTATTAGAGTACAAGGTTGGGAAACAGAAAGAGCTTTTAAAAATCAAGAGTCTCCTACTTTGGATTCTTCTTATAATTATAATGGGGTTAGAGTAAATTATCAAGGAGTTACGGAAGTGGGATTAGGCATAGCTATTCCTGGTAAAATATCTATAACTAACAATTATAACAAAAGTAATACTATTACTGGATTATATATAGGTGAAGATACCCATCATGCAAATAATAAAAGAGGAGTATTTATCGAGGGTAAGAAAGACAACGATGTTCTTAATGCACAAGGAAGTGTCAGAAAAGACATTACCGAATACTTGGGAATATTTAATATGACTAGTAAACAAGTAGAAGATAATTACTTAACTCTTTATGAAATAGCTGCTAATAAAGAAATTAATGTAATTTCTTATCAGTGCACTAATCCAACTAAAAATGGACAGCCGAGAAGTGTAGTAGTACATCAAACAGTAGAGGAGAATGAGGATAATACTATAACATCCTACCAACACATAGAAATGGAGGGTAAACAATGGAAACGAGAAGTTACTTTATCTAAAAGCACTAAACAAGTAGTAAATAATACTGGTTGGAAAAAAGCTCCTATTATAAAAACAACAATAGATGGTGATCATAAGGTAGACGAATTTAATGATATAATAATAGATACTAGAATAATCGCAGAATAAATCTTAAATTAATAATTTTATAATAAATACAATGGGAAATATTGTTGGAAATCAATTTGGTTTAGTTGCTTCTAAAAATCAAGAAACAGCTATTACTGATAGTAAAGCTACAGGAAATGAAGCAAAGTTTTATATAACTAAAAATAATAGTGATAATACAGGTACAACCTGTAATGCAGCAGGAAATGCTGAAGATAGCATTGCTCTTACCATTAATGGTAATGTACTTAGAGGTATGAGCAAAAAGCAAGAAGAGACGGTAAACAAATATATAGATGTTAATCCTGCAACTGTTTATAAGTTTAAGGGCACAGTTGCTAATTATACAGCTCTTACTAAAATAACTTCAGTTAAAGCAGGTGATGTTTATAATGTAACAGATCCTACTTCTGCAGGTTATCCTAAAGAAACTAACTTTGCTGCCACTAAAGATGGTACAGGTGCTACAAAAGATATTTGGGATTCTTTGGGTGGTATAAGCATGACTATAGCTACCGCTGATAAAGCAAATATTACTAATGATTACGTTAATAGTCACGTTAAAAGGGTTGCTATACTGGTTAGCACCAATCCTTCTGTAAGAAATACAGCAGCAGATAGTATAGAATTTTATGTAGGAACAGGATTAACAGCTACTAACTATTTAAATGGTGTCTCAATAGAACCTTCTTTAGGAGATGGGCTTGAATTAGTTGTAAGCAGCAAAAGTGACACTGTTGCTATTGATTTAAACAGCAGCAAAGTTGGAGATTATGCCGAAAGTCGTATACATAGTAAATTAAGTTCGTTTATATCAAATGGTGATGCCCTTACTGTCATAGGCACTGGTAGTGATACTAAGTTAAGTATTCTACTTGCTACTAATTATAAGGCTAATGTGGGTAGTAATGGTTATCCTGGTTGGGAAGATGCTGTGCCTGGGCTTATAGGAATACACTCTTTATCTCCTGCTGGTGTAGATGGGCAAGGTTTATATATCAGTAAATCTATACTTAGTATGTTTGTGCAAGGTCTTATAGACATTGCAATATCGAGTTATCTGAATGCAAAATAAATCAAATAATAATTAGTAATGGAAGAGAAAAAAGATATTCAAGTAAGTGTAGTAATTACTGCATATAATGTAGAGAAGTATATTAAAAAAGCAATTGATTCGGTATTAAATCAAACTTATAATAAGAATATTGAATTGATTGTAGTAGAAGATTGTTCAACAGATAATACGCTTAGCATAATTAAGGATTTACAAAATTCTGAAACCTCACTACCAATCAATCTGATTCAACATAAAGAGAATCAAGGTGCAGGTATTTCAAGAAGAGATGGTATTAAAGCTGCTACAGGAGATTATGTAATGCTTCTTGATGCTGATGATTGGATTAATAATGATTATATAGAACACCTTGTAGCAAGACAGCAAGAAACAGATGCTGATATTGTAGGAGGTGGAATTGCATATTATTATGAAGAAGATGACCATTATAAGGTAGAAACTTATGGTACTCATGTTAGTGAGGGATTCCAGAAGTTTAAGGACTATCAAAATGGTAGAATAGTCTTTCTTAATAATAAGATTGTTAGACGTTCTATGTATGATAAGGTTGAGTATTGCGGCAGAAGATATGTAGAGGATACTCCTGTTATTATGAAGCTTCTTTATTATGCAAATAAAGTAGCCTATGTTAATGAAGCAGGATATAATTATTTGCAGAGAAGTGGTTCTCTTTGTCATGAATCATCTGCATGGAAACATCAGCTATTTAGTGCATTATGCTGTGCTGAATTGATTGAATGGTTTAAGGATAAAGAAGAACCTTATAATAAAATTTTTGGCCTTACTCAATTTATAGGCTATTTAAAGGCTATGACAAAGTTATCTGTTAGAAATGAAGATAAAGAGCAGTTCTTTACAGAATATCAACAATGTGTAAATTACTTACTAAGTAAAATTTCATAAGTAACAATTATTAAACTCACTTATATTATTGTATAAGTGAGTTTTTTATTATATTTTTGCACATAATTTTAGTGATAATGAAAATGAATATTTTTAATAAATTGTTGAACAAAAATCATTCAGTAACTTCTTTACAAGTAAGTACTTTACAAGATGTTCCTGCGGGTAAAGATTTTGAACTGACCAGTGGTTTTTTGATTAAAAATATATCTGATGATGATATACAATTAACGGTAGTTCCCTTAGATGGTAAGGAGGAAATTACTACTATTTTTTATTCAGGTTGGAATCCTGAATTAGTTAAAAAGATTATTAATGTTCCTTCAGGAATACAAATAGGTTATTAATTATGGGATTAACAATAACAGGTAATAAAATAACAGGAGGAGCTAAAGCTAAAGTAGTTGACTCTCTTCCTGATAAAGGAAGTTCAAATTCTATATATTTAATTCCTAATAAAACTACAGGAGATAATAAATATGATGAGTATATTTGGATTAAAGATACTGAACATCCTGAAGGATATTTTGAAAAAGTAGGACAAAGAGATATTGATTTAGAGCCTTATGCTACAAAAGAGTATGTGGATGGTAATTTCTTTAAAGCATCTTTTAACAGTGACTTTGTTGACACATTAAAGCCTATACGTGATAATAATATTCTAACTATTCTTGGTGACAGTGTAAGTCTTAAAGACAACTTAGTTGTTACAGATACTGAAATTTCTTGTTATGCACCCTTAAATATAGGAAGTGCACAAATAAAATCTGTTGATAATGAGGGGATAGCAATAAATCCTAGAAATAATCCTAACGAATCTTTATTTATAAGTATAAGTAGCATAAGTACAGACCTATATCCTTCTTACTACGTTGGTAATGAGCTAGAGTTATATAATGATACAACTAAATTTACTTTTTGCAGTGATGTAGGATTTAAATACAGTGTAAATATAAGCACTTTCGGAATAAAATATAATAATGACCCATTATGTAATTTGTCAACATACACTACAATTTATACTTACACTCATGATGGACAGTTAGGTGAAGTATACATATCATCACATGTAGATGAATTATTAGACAATAAAGTAGACAAAGTTGAAGGAAAAGGATTAAGCAGTAATGATTTTACTGATACTCAAAAAACACAATTAGAATCATTACATGATAGTGCTAAAACCTCTATAGATACTCCAGTTGTTTCTACTGATACCATAAAAACAACTTTTCATTCTTTAGGACATACAGCAGCAACTACTATTACTTACCCAGCAGCAACTACTACTACAGCAGGTGTAATGAGTGCTTCTGATAAAGTAAAAGTTGATAGTATTGATATACTTGCAGGTACTATAAATCACGTAACTGATACTATTAGTTCTTCTTATTATTCTAAAACAGATGTTGATAAAAAGTTAGCTACTTTGGAAACTCAAATAAAAGATTTAACTAATAGAATTACAGCACTTGAAACTAAATAATATTTATTTAAACTTATAATAACATGGGAATTAAAATTAAAGGCAGACCACAACCTATTACTCCTAAAGCAGGTATTACTCATGGTAAGTATGCCCAAGGAGGTAAGTTAAAGAAGAGAGGTAAGAAATCTAAGAAATGCTAGTATGAGTAATAAAATATTATATAAAATATTTCTGATAGCTTTAAAATACATTCCTGCTATTATTACAATATTTTATATATTGAATACTTTTCTATCCTTTATTGGTATAGATACTTTTTGGATGAGCTATTGTTCAGGAGTATCTATACTGACTTGGGTCTTCCTGTACATATCTAGTTTCGTATTCAGATATTGTATTTATCATAGATTATTTCTATATTATATAGCTTTAAATGATGCTATAACAATAACAGATTATCATTATAAAATACCCATTTCAAATGAAGCATTGTTTATGATACACAGTGTTTTATTAGGAATATTTATTGTATTAATTGTAATTAAATATGTTACAAATCATAAAAAGAATACTACTAAAAATAGTAGACAATATAGATTCAGGAAATTCTAATATGACAGCCTCAGATCAATTAAAGGTAATGAGAGCTTTACAAGAATATACTGACAAAGAGGTTAGGCTTAGTAAATATCAAGCATGTAGATATGTAGGTTTAAGTAGGGCTTCTTTCGATAATTATGTTAGATTTGGCTCTTTACCAAAGGGCTTAAAACAACAAGGTTTTAAGGAATTATTTTGGACAAAGAAATCATTAGATGAATTCCTTAAACTTAGAGAATCTAAAAAGAAAAAGTAGATTTATGAAATATTTTTACATATTATTGACTTTACTTCTTTGTATTAGTTGTAAAACTAAATATCAATACATAGAAGTACCGAAAGAAACTGTTAAAGTAGAGTATAAAGATAAACTGATTCATGATAGTATTTATAATATAGATAGTATTTACATTAAAGAAAAGGGAGATACTGTTTATCATTATCAGACTAAACTTCAGTATAAGTATAAGTATATTAGGGATACTATTTATAATAAAGATACTATTAAAGTTACTGCAGTTAAACCTGTAGAAGTAACTAAAGAAATAGTTACCAATAAAATTAAATTGCATCAGAAAATCTTTATATGGTTAGGAGGAGTATTTGTGTTATTTATAATATATAAATTAACAAAATACATTAAGAGAGAATGATTGATTTAGGTGTAATAGTTACAGCTTTAGTAGGAGTTTTAACAAGTGGTGCTACAAGCTGGATTACTTGGTTTATTACTAAAAAGAAATATAATGCAGAAGTTGATGGAGCATTGTTAGATAATATGAAAGAATCACTTAATTTTTATAAAGAATTAAGTGAAGATAACAAAAGAAGACTGGAAGATGTCTTAGATAGAAATAAACAATTAGAAAAAGAAGTTTCAGATTTAAGACGTCAAGTTACAGCAATGCTTAGTACAATATGTACAGATTTAACTTGTATGCACAGAATAAGTAAAAATTTAGAAGATTAAAGATATGGCAGAAAAAAAAAGAATTGGTACACTTAAGGGTAGACCTATTGTTGAAATAGAAGAAGGCAAAGAGTTCCTTCAAACTAAAAATGAATTAAGATTTAATAGTAATACTGGTACTTTATCATCTAATACTGGGGATTTCACCGCTGATTCAGTGACTAATAAAATGCGTGAAATTTTTATGAACTATATAGATTATGCAGCAGATCCTGATTCTGCATTTTGTAGTGTAATATCTGATGAAGTTATTAGTTTTATTAAAAAACACGCTATTAAATGTTGGCCATCAGGCAGCATAGGTTATGCTACATATGGTAATATAAATAAAATAGCTCCCTATTTTGCAACTTATAGGGAAGACCTTGCCCCAGGCACTTATTATTTATGTGGATGGAATGAGGGCTGTCAACTAGCGGTTATAAAAATTATCCCAAATGATAATGGTGGCTATAAAATAGCAGGAAGGGGCAAATATTTTAATTTTTGGTTTTAATGAAAATAATTGTAGATAGAAAATATAAGAAAGCAACTTATACAATAAGTAATCTTACTATAGATGGTAAATGGTTTTGTAATGTTGTAGAGGATACCGATAGAAACTTAGATAACACTATGTCTTCCTCTCATATACAAAAAGTTAAAGATGTTAATGGTAATGGCATAAATGATGATGCTATTACAGCAATACCTAGAGGAACATACAAAGTCACACTTAATGTAGTTTCTCCTAAATTTAATAAGAAGGATTACTATAAAAAGTTTTGTAATGGTAAGGTTCCTCGATTACTTAATGTACCAGGTTTTGATGGTATCCTAATGCATTGTGGTTCTACAGCTAAAAGTAGTGCAGGATGTTTAATTTTAGGTTATAATAAAATTAAAGGTGGTGTAGTTGATTCACAAAAAGCTTTTGAAGCAGTGTATAAAGAATTACTAAAGGATAAAGATAATATTACAATTGAAATAAAATAATAGCATTTTACTGCTATAGTTTTTCTAGTGTTTTCATAATGTTTGGTGAAGGAGTAGTAACATTAGTTGCTGCTCCTTTTTGTATGTATTTTTGTGATGTAAGCTTACAAATTTATTTAATGTTTAACTTTTAAATAGATAAAGTTATGTCAGAAGAAGCAACTAAAACTTATGTGTTTGGACAAGATAGTAACAGTTTATTATCTATGTTAGCCCCATTATGTCAGCAAAGAGGTGTTGACCCTAATGTACTTTTAGCAATGAAAGATAAAAATAACTTTGGTGAAGGTGGCTTTCTGTGGGTTATCTTCCTCTTCTTCCTCATGGGTTGGGGTGGTTATGGTAATGGATTTGGCTTTGGTGGTAGAACTGGTGAAGGTCTTGCTAATCAAATTAATAATGATTATGGTAGAGACTTACTCCTTCAAGCAATTAATGGCAACGGCAATGCTATTAGCCAACTTGCCACTACTCTTAATTGTGATATTAATGCTGTACAAGGTGCTATTAATGCAGTAAATAACAATGTAAGTAATGTAGGTAATCAAGTGGGTATGACAGGTCAGCAAATTGTTAACTCTATTCAAAGTGGTAATCAGCAGATTGCTGCTCAGTTAGCACAGTGCTGCTGCAATACTCAGCAGAGTATCCTTAAAATGGGATATGATAATCAAATAGCTACTTTAAATCAGACTAATCAATTAGGAAGTAAAGTTGAAGGAGGTACATCACAAGTAACTAATGCTATTGCTAACCAGACAGCCCTTATTAATGATAAGTTCTGTCAACTTGAAATGAGAGATATGCAGGCTAAGATTAATCAATTACAAGAGGAAAAGAGTACCTTACAGAATCATATTAGTAATGCTAATCAAACCTCTCAAATTCAAAGCTATATAGCAAGTGTAGTTAACCCTATTGCACAGGAAGTAAATGCAATTAAATGTGCTCAACCTAATACAGTAACAGTTCCTTATCAACCTTTTGTAACAGTTCCTAACTGTGCAGCTTATCAATTAGGATTAGTTAATAACAATCAGAATCTTTGGTTTTAAGAAAGGAGGTAGTTATGGCTATTAGTATAAGATATCTCAGTAATATAAATGGTATTCCCAGATTAGAATCTAATAGTGTAAATGTTAATAGCACTAATGTAACATTTGCTTTTACTAATCCAGGAGTAAGATTTAACACTGAATATAATGGGTTAATATTGCTAAAGTTTAATCAATCTATACCTACAGGAACTACTGATACATTACCTATAATGATAAATAATCAGGCAGTTACTACCTATAATAATGCAGCTTTAACAGTTGCTAATTTTAAAGGGACTGGTATATATTTAGCATACTATGATAGTAGTACTAAAGTACTGCAAATCATTGAGTAATATACACTTTTATAATTTTAAAACTACTAGGTTATGTTTCAATCATTAAGACAAAATAGTCCTATCTATATCTTTCATAAAATAGATACTCCTTATTTAGAAGTAGGCTCAGTATACTCTACTAGTTTACCTAAACCTAAATATGCAGTTCCTGCTACTTTTACAAATACTCAAGAAATGTGTGTAGACATAGTAGTTAAAGTTGGTAATACTTCAATTAACTATAATAATCTTCCTGCTAATCTTGATATAGCTGACAGTACTAGTAATGGTGATAATATAGTTATAGCATCTAGTAAAGAAGCAATGAACGCTGAAATATTAAGTTTAAAACAAAAGAGTATTGATGAATTAAATAGAAGAGAATATAATGAGAATATAGTGAAGAACTGTGATAAAATATTATCAGAATTAAATCCTGAATTTGCAGAGAAACAAGCTCAAAAAGCTGAAATAGATTCTTTAAAACAGCAAATGCAAGAGATGTCTAAAAATATGCAAAGTCTTATTGATATGAATAGACAATTAATGAAACAAGTACCTACTAATAAAGAATAATATTATGAGACTTTGGGAATTAAGAGAAGGTATGGAATCAAGAGATTCCTATCCTAGAAAAAGAAGAGATGATGATTATGGTTACTCTACCAAAGGTAGAAGTAGATATGATGAAGATGATGAGGATTGTGATGATTATGAAGAAGGATATAAAGCTGGCTATAAGGCAGCTAAAAGAAAATACTCTCACATGACAGAAGATAGATATTAATTATTAACTATAAGGGAGTAGTAATACTCCCTTTTATTATTTATAAAGATATGAGATTAGATATGTATGATAAATTACCATCAGGAATGAAAGAATACATTAGTTATTATGGTTGGCATTTTAATAAAAAAATGTGTGAGTTTGCTTGTAATAATATGTATAAAATTGATGATACAGGACATAAAGAATATATACAACCTTATACTAAAGAACAAATTGATTCTCTTTTAAAATCGTATAATATTAATTTACATGATTCTACTTATGATTATGTGTACATAGCTAATATGTGTAAAGCAGATTTTTATGGTTCTTCTATAACAGATGAGCATAAACTATGCTTATATATTAAAGATGTTATTGATGATAAAGATTCATATGAAGGAATGATTTTTACTAGATTTTATGCTGATTGTATAGGTAGTGGAACTCCTATTTACTGGGAAGATTTTCTTTAAAAATAATAGAATTTTTATATAAATATTATTAATGTATTTAAATTATATTTCTTGTTTGTAAATATCTTTAATTTTGCACTAAAATTTAAGGAGAATTTATGGAAGCAATTAATTTTAGTGCAGATAATATTATACCAGAAGCTGAAGTAGAACAGCTCTTAAATGGTAATGTATCTGCTGAAGAAACACCTTCTGATAGCACTGTAGTTGCAGAAGATTCTGTTACCCCAGTGCAAGAATCAGAAGAAACAACTACGAATAAAACTATTTCTGCCGAGGGTTTAACTTTTGATAATGAGTTAGAATTCCCAGAGAGCGTAGGTGGAGAAGAAGATGATAATACAGAAAATCAGAATCAAGATGATGGAGAAAACTCCTCTGAACAAGAGGATAATACTTCTCCTAAACAAAACTTCTACTCTTCCATTACTAACGCTCTTGCAGAAGATGGAGTTTTCTCTAATCTTGATGATGATACTCTTTCTAATGTAGAAACACCTGAAGATTTTTCAGCATTACTAGATCAAGAAATCAGTAATAGAATGGATTCAAGAATGAGAAGAATTGAAGAAGCTTTAAATAATAAAGTACCTCCTTCAGAAATCCAAGCTTATGAAAGTACTTTAAATGGTCTTTCTCAAATTACAGATGATGCTATTAGTGCAGAAACAGAGCAAAGAGAAACTATTAGAAAGAACTTAATATATCAAGATTTTGTTAATAAAGGATTTTCACCTGAAAGAGCTGCTAAAGAAGTTCAGAAATCTTTAAATGCAGGTACTGATGTTGAGGATGCTAAGGAATGCCTTCAAAGTTGTATGGAATTTTATGGCACACAATACCAACAATTATTAGATGATGCCAAAAATAATCAGACAAGGCAGCAAGAAGAAGTGCAAAAAAGATCTGAAACCTTGACAAATTCTATTATGCAAGATAGTGATTTGTTAGGAGGTTTAGAGATTGATAATAATACTAGAAAGAGAACAATTGCTAATATTGCAAAGGCTTCTTATAGAGATTCTCAAACAGGTGAATATTTAACAGAACTACAAAAGTATGAAAGAGAACATAGTGATGACTTTATTAAAAATGTAGGATTGATATTTACTCTTACTGATGGCTTTAAAAACTTTGACAAGTTTGTACAAAGTAAAGTAAAGAAAGAAGTAAAAAAGGGTATTAGAAACCTAGAAAATGTCATCAATAGTACTTCAAGAGGTAGTGATGGTTTGTTGAAATTTGCAGGGCAATATGCAAAAGAAGACCCTAACTCATTTATTGGTAAGGGTTGGAAACTAAACATTTAACTTTATTATTTATCTTGATTATATATAACTATGAATATTTTTAATTTTATATATAATGGCAGGTAAATTAGGTAAGTGGCAAGTGAAAGGTTTTACTTCATGGAAAGGCCTTACTAATAGAAACCACTTGTTGGCTGCTTTTGGTGCAGCTCCTCAAAAGGCAAGCAATATCATGGTTAAGTTGCTTGCTTATCAATTCGGTAACTTGACCAGCTCAACTTTGGAACAGTTACCTGTTAAGTATTTTGACACTGATGAAGAATATACTTGGGATATTGTAGGTTCAAACCAACGTAATATTCCTTTGGTAGAAGCTAGAAAGTATGATGGTAATTCTCTTACTGGTCTTTCAGAAACTGTAGGTAAGAACGGTGAACCTTTCTATCTTGTATTTCCTGAGGATTGGTTCTTCAGAAATGAAGTTCTCTTTGGTGAACTCAATGAGCTTTATCCTATTAAGGTAATGGAAGAAGCTAAGATGGAAGGCACTAATGCTGTTTATAAGTGCTATCTATTCGGTCTTAATGAAGATGGTATCCCTGCTAAGAGACTTCAGCCTGGTGAAAGATTTTCACATGAGTTCTCTCCTATTGAAAGAGAAATGTCACGTGAACAAGGTGGTATTAGATATTCTACTCCTGTAGAAATGAGAAATGAATGGTCTAGTATCAGAAAGAAACTCAAAGTTAACAACGCTGCTATGATGGATCAAAAGCTTATGGTAGGTGTTCCTGTTATTAAGCCTTTGGCAAATGGTGGTTATCAGGAGGATACTGTTCATTCATGGTTACTCTATTCAGACTATCTCTTTGAGGAAGAATTCCGTGAGGAAAAGAATAGCGTAATGATGTTTGGTCGTTCAAATCGTGATGCTAATGGTATGTATCATGATGTGGGTGATTCAGGTTATGTTATTAAGCAAGGTAGCGGTCTTAGAGAGCAGATGGAAGCAGCTAATACTATGTATTACAATACTTTTAGCTTGAAACTTATTGAAGACGCTCTCTATCAACTTAGTGCTGCTAAGTTAGGTATGGGTGACAGAACCTTTGTTATGAAGACTGGTGAAGTAGGTGCTCTTCTTTTCCATAAGGCTGTATCAGATCTTACTTCAGGTTGGACACAATTTATTATGGATAACAGCTCTGTAGGTGCTATCAAGAGAACTAATTCAGCTCTTCATACAAATGCTTTGAGTGCAGGTTTCCAATTCACTGAATTTAAAGCTCCTAATGGTGTTACTCTTCAGGTAGAAGTATCTCCTGAATATGATAACCCTGTTAGAAATAAGATGCTTGATGCTAATGGTAAGCCTCTTGAAAGTGGTAGATTTGATATCTTGAAGATTGGTTCTATGGATCAACAGAATATCTTCAAGTGCGAGATTAAGAATCGCCCTGAAGTGAGAGGTTATCAACCTGGCTTGAGAGATCCCTTCACAGGTCAACAAGTTAACTATATGAGTACTGATGAAGACTCATGCACTGTACATAAGATGGCAACATTTGGTGTATGTGTACTTGATCCTACTCGTACAATGTCTATTATTCCTGCACAACTTAGTGGTGTAGAGTAATAACATATAAGGTAATAGGGATTGGGTTCCCTATTACCTACTATTAATTTTAATTATATGGAAGAGTCATTAAATGAAATGAATGTAGATTTGTCTGCTATTCCTATGAAAGAAGTAAAGGCAAAGTCTACTACAAAGAAAAAAGAGAAGAAGTCAGTTGCTCCTGTAGTAACTGAATATGCTGATGATGATCAGCTAATTAATTGTCTTAGAAATGAAAGAGTAGTTGTAAGACATATTAATAAAAATAGAATGGGAATTACCAATCCTAAGCATATTATGTATGGGGGTATGTTAGAAAATGCAGTTAAGGTATATACTGTGCCTAAGCTTAAGTCAGGTAGTTTTGCTAATGTACTTACCAAAGATGAAAAGGATTTTCTTGAAGATGTTATGGGATTAGAGCATAATGCTCTCTCTGTATATAAGAGAGAAAATAACTTTTGGAGTGATGCTAATGATGAAGGTATTTCCAGAGTATTTTTGAAAAAGTCTGATAACATTTTAGATCTTTCTAAGCCAACTGATTATATTAAATATAAGATTCTATTAGCTAATAAAGATTATATTTGTCCTAGTCTACAAGACTTGAGAGAACATCCAATAGCTTCTTATGAATATGTTATTGTAACTAAGAATGCAGATGTTACTGAAGATAAGCATAAGATGACTAATATTATGAATGCTTATAGATTGTTTGGTGTTATTGAAAATGATGATGATAAACTTAGAACTATAGTAGAGTTATTGACAGGAAGACCTGTTGCAGTAAATACTAAGTCCGATTTCCTTAAAGTACAGATTAATAAGTTCATCCAAGAATCTACAAGCGATTTTCTTAAGGTAGTAGAGGATAAATATCTTGATGCAAAAATTCTTATTAAGAAAGCAGTAGAAGCAGGTGTAGTTTCTAAAAGAGGTAATTATTATTACTATAGAATAGATAATTCTCCTTTATGTGAGTCTAATCAAGAACCTACTCTAGATATTGCTGCTAAATTTATAATGACTCCTAAGCATCAAGAACTTAAGCTATCAATAGAAGCACAACTTAATTAAAAACTTTTTCACAAGTAATTTTGTGAAAAAAAAACAATTTTATATGACTTGTGAAGAATTTTCAAATGAGTTTGACTTACTATATAATAATATAATGTCAAACCAAGCTCCTGGCTTAGATGAGTATGAAAAAAGTGTTTTTCTTACTAGAGCGCAGGATGATATAGTTAAGCGATATTTTACTCCTAAAGGTAATAAGGACTATGAGGGTTTTGATAGCTCTTTAAAAAGAAATGTAGATTTCAGTACTTTATACAGAACTTATACATATAAGTGTTTTACTGAAGATGATATTGATAATATAATAACTTGTATAATGACTGCTATAGGGGATCTTCTTATTGGAAAAACAGCTAAAAAATATAATTCTACAGGGGAGGTAGAGTCAGCCTATAGTGATAAAGAAAAGGAGAAAAAAGCAGGGTATGAATGCTACTATACTATCACTAGTCAACATACTCTTTATGTGAGGGTTTATGATTTACCTAAAGTTGTAAATGACTCCCTATCATCTTATCCCCATGAGGCTATTATTAATGATGTAGGGTTTTACATAGGTACTGAAGATAATACTAAAGATGATATAGAATCAATTATATTTGCGGATTCACACTCTATGGGATATTTTAGTACCATGATTAAAGAGTCCTTAAATAATAAATCTACTTTTGGTACAATAAACATACAGGGAGTTATTGTAGATACAGTTAATAAAGTTAATATTAATTATTATCAAGATGCTGACATTTTCATTCCTATTAATGATCAACTAACAGTATTAGATAAAGTATTTAATAAAGAAAGGTATCTGCAAATTGTCCCTTTAACATCCACTGATTATATCAGATTAATGTCAAAGCCTTTCCAAAATCCTCCTAAAAACCAAGCTTGGAAAATTCAAAGTGAGGCAACTACAAAAGTTACATCAGCCCTTTTAATATATGGATACAATAATGTATTTAGGGGGTACACATTAAGATACCTAAAGCACCCATCCCCTATTATTCTTACTAATTTGGAGGACGCAAATTTATCAATTAATGGTCAGCAAACACCACAAACCTGTGCTTTAAGTGATGAAATTCATTCTGAAATTCTACAAAGAGCAGTTGAACTAGCTAAGGCAGCATACACAGGTGATTTAGGATCTGCTGTTAGAATAGGGGATTTAAGTTCTACTAATATGGGACAGACTCAAGCTCCTCAACAAGCACAACAATATAGACAACAATAATGACTACAGAAGAATTTAGTAATGAATTTGATGTGTTAATTAATAGTTATGCTAATGGAGGTGCTTTTGGAGAAGGGTTTGATAAAACGAATTTAGTCTTTGATGAATATGAAAAATCAGTATTCTTAACTAAGGCTCAGGAAGATGTAATTATATCTTATTATAATGGTACAAATGCTAAGCAAGAGGGTTTTGAAAATACTGAAGAAATAAGAAGGTATCTTAATTCATTAAGTATACATATTAATTATGACTGTAGTGACGGAATTCAATCAGAAGCTGTCATTTCTTCAGGAGAATTTATTGATAGTGAAGAACAGTGTTTTGATTATGTTTTATCTGCTCCTGAAAATTTATGGTTTATTACTACAGAGTTTCTTAAGCCAGAAACAGTAGATTGCCATAATGGTAAAAGGGTAGAAATAATACCTACTACTAAGGATGAAGTTCTTAGAATATTAGAAAATCCCTTTAGAGGAGTTACCAACAGAAGGGCTTTGAGATTAGATGTAAATAATAATATAGAAATTATTTCTCCTTATAAAAACTATTACTACTATTGTTATTATTTAGCAAAGCCCGCTCCTATTATCCTTACTGATCTATCAGACTTAACTATTAATAATATATCAACTAAAACAGAGTGTTCTGTACATGAAGCTTTACATAGACCTATATTACAAAGAGCTGTACAATTAGCTATTGCTAGTAAAGTAGGTTATAGAACACAACAACAATAATGGTAGTTTTTACTACTAATGTTTAATTTAATACTTAATTAAAATGCAATTTTCGCAAAATCAAGTACAACAACTTTACGTTGTTAACAAATTAACTGACAATAATCTTTCAGATACTCCTGTTAAGGGAGAAGCTGCTTTTCATAAGAGTGAAGATAAAAAAGAAGGTTATGTAGAATACAAGGGTGCTAAAGGTACTTATCGTACTAATATGGTGAAGGGTTCTCAAATCCTTAGTATTACTGTAACTTCAGGTAAAGCTGCATCACAAGTTAGAAACCTAAAAATATGGAAGATTGCACCTAGTGATAATGCCCTTGCTGCTGTTGGTCAAGTGTGCATTCTTAGAATGTCTTTTAGAAACTGGATTGGTATGAGTGACTTTGATACTTATACTAAAGATGTGGCAGTTAAGATTACTAAGGATATGAAGAATACTGACTTTGCTGATCAATTAGCTAAGGCTATTCGTCAATCTTTTGCTAGAGAATATGACAAGGTAATTACAGCAGAATCAGCTGCAGGTGTAGTAACTATTAAAGAAGTAGGTACTGACCTTGATGAATGGCAAAGAGGTGTAAAGAGTGTATCTCCTATTAATCTTACTTTAGCAGCAGATACTATTACTGTTGCAGATGGTGTTGAAGAAACTTGGTTAGCTCCAGCTTATATAGAAAAGGACAGTGCTAATGAATTTGGTGCTAAGGTAGCACTCTCTACTACTAAGGGCACTGCTATTGGTAATGCTAAGAATATAGCAGATCTTGAATATTTCTGTGCAGGTAATAGAGGTGATATGTATAGAAACATTGGCTGGCCTAATGTAATTCCTACTGAATATCTCATTACTGATACAGAAAATGCTACTGCATATGATTTGGTAAATGTACACTATTACTTTGAAGGTGCAGGTGTGCAATCAGCTAAATCAGAACAAGATATGACTTTTGTATTCAAGCATAATGCAGCTATTTCTGGTACAGAGTTAACAGGTACTACTGATGCTGAGAAATTAGCTAAAGCTTTTAGTGAACTTGCAGGTTTTAAAGGTGAGATTTCTGTAGCTAAGGATGCAGGGTAAAGATTCACATATTATCAAGGTATAGTCTACCTTATAAATATGACTATATATGAAAGGGAGGACACAAAAGTTCTCCCTTCTTTTATTTACAATTAAATTAAAAATATATGTTAGAATTTAAGCTACTCAAAGTAAGTAATGATGATTCTTGTTTACACATTATAGCTAATGTTATTACTGCTTCTTATACAAAAGATGTGTATATTAATAAAGTAGTCATAGTTACTAAAGATAATTATGATAATTTAGATATTCCTACAGAAGATGAGGCTATATATTATGATGATACTTTGGAAACAAAAACCTTAGATTTGACTCTTAACATTAATCAGTTAATAGGAATTACATCTTTAGAAAACCAACTCCTCTATGTGTATGTAAGTACTAACGATGCCCCTTCTGCTGAGGCACTAAGTCTTCCTTGTAATGCTGACAAAAATCTTATTGTAGGAGTACTCTTTAACTGGTATCCTTTATATAAACAAGGAATGCAGTACTTTAGAGCCGTAACAGATTCATGCTCTGTAAAAAAAGATTTTATTGACTTTATATTATTGTTTAAATATTTACAGTTAGCTATTAATTGTAATGATATTGAAGCAGTAAATAGTATTTGGGACAAGTTATTTTTAACTTCAGAAACTACAACCACAAATAAATGTAACTGCTATGGAATATGATGAAGATCTTTATAAAACTCTTAAATCTTATTATAAGATTCTTGAAAATCTAGGTTACTATGATAAACCTTTAGATAATGTATTAATCTTAGATTTTTTAAATGATTTTTTAAATGGTTGTGAAGATTTCATAACTAATGAGGATATAAAATTACTCAATAGAATATTGCCTTGTATAAGTGACTGTTTAGTGCAGCCCCACTCAATAAATTATAATCAAAAAGAACTTAATTTAGACAGTAACCTTATTAAGGATAGTTCTACATTAAGAAAGACTGAGGATACAGAGATAAGAAACACAGAAAATTTTAGCTATAGAATTATAGAATAAACCTCTAAAACTCTTGTATAAGATTACTATAATAAGTATCTTTGCAAGAGTTTTAATTATATATAAAGAAATTTATAATGGCTACAACATACCGAGAATTAGCCTACTTTTGTTTAGATAATGCTAAGCTGTCATCAGATGATAGCTATTATACTGTAGACCATGTGGTGTTTCTAATCAATAAGACAAGGGCTATTTTACTAGACCAAAGATATGCTAATGGTAAAAGAGAAATACCAGATAGTAATTATCAAACATTATGTTTAGACTTGCAAGAAACTGAAAAAATTGAAGGTGTTCCTTGTATAGGAACAGTACTTAAAAGTACTAAAAAAATACCTGATGTTTTATTAGGTAATCCCTTAATTTATCCTAAATCATATTTTACAAACAGTGAAATTACTTTTATTAATAAAGAACGGTTTAGATATGTAGGACATAATAAGTGGTTACAAAATATTATTTATGCTACTGAAATGAATAATTACATCTATTTAAGATCTGCAAATCCTCAATATAGATACTTACAAAAAGTTCAATTAAGAGGTATATTTGAAGATCCTACTAAAGCATTTGAATTAGAATGTGATAAAGATGAAGATGGTAAATGTGATATATTAGAGCAAGAAGTTCCTTTAGAAGAAACACTGATTGAACCCCTTATTGAACTAGTAGGTAAAGTACTTAAAGCTAATCTTTATCTTGCTAAAGATGGTGATAACAATGCTTCAGATGATCAATCACGATTAGCTACTTTTATTGCAAGAAATGTTAAGTCAGCTTTACAACAACAAATAGATGGACAGTAAGTCATTTATAGCAAGAGTTAAGAAAATACATGATAAAAAGAAAAGAAAAATTCCAAATGCTATTAATATAAAATTGATTTTTCAAGAATTAAGAAGACATAATTTCTATAATAAAGGAAGAGTTACAGACAGTCAATTCTATGCTATTATAAGAGAAGTTAACCAAATAATAGCTGATCAATTATGTAAAGGATTAATAGTAAAGTTACCCTATGGTTTAGGTACCCTAGAAACGTTTAAGTTTGATTCTGTAGTTAAGTATAAAGATGGTAAACTTATAGTAAAAAGACCTGTTGATTGGGGAGAAACATTAAAGTTATGGCAATCAGATAGTGAATGCTATAAGAATAAAACCTTAATAAGAAGGGATTGGAAAACAATGATAAAAATCCGTTGGAATAGATTATCATGTAGATGTAAAAATATTCAATACTTTTCTTTTAAGCCTACTAGATCTTTAGTACATAAAATTAATGTACTTTATAGACAAGGTTTACTAGATACTTTTAATACACAAAATTAAGATGAATTATATATCAATCAAAGAAATTCTTGATAATATATTAGATAATCCTCTACTTAGAGATGTATCTTTGGAGCGAGTAGTTAATTATGCTCAAAGATTTATTAGAAGAGTAGGAATGCCTAAAGAATTTATTGAGAAGACAGCTGTTATTAATATAGATGATTGGAGAGGAGAATTACCCTGTGATTATTTTGAAATGATTCAAGTAAGAACAGAATGTACAGATGATTCACTCTTACAAGAACCTATCTATTATAGGTATTCTACTGATAACTTTCATATGAGTACACACAAACTAGATGATGATTTCACAGACCCTACTTATAAAATACAAGGTAGAATTATCTTTACTTCAACTAAAGATACTCCTATTGAAATTGCTTATAGAGCCATTAAAGTTGATGAAGAAGGTTATCCTATGATACCAGATAACAGTACTTTTGCAGAGGCTTTAGAAGCATATATTAAAGTAAAAGTATATACAATTTTATTTGATCAAAATAAAATCAGTAATGCTGCATTACAAAATGCACAACAAGAATATTGTTGGGCTATAGGTGCAGCACAGAATGAGTTAGTAATGCCATCTATTGATGAGATGGAATCTATTACTAATTTATGGAATCAATTATTAATCAGAACTACCGAGCATGAACATGGTTTCAGAACTGCAGGTACTAAAGAACATTGGAGGATTCATTAAGGATGTTTCAAAGCTTTAAAATATAATAATATGGAACAACAGCAAACTTCTAAATTTTTTATACAAGGAATACAACAAGATACTGCTTATCAATTAAGTAGCCCTAATTTTTTATTTGATGCTTTAAATGTCCGAATAAATGCAGTAGATAATAATTCCCTACTTAGTATTACTAATGAGAAAGGTAATACTAAAGTATTAGAAATTAAAGATGAGGAGAATTCTATTACAATATTAAATTATTGCCTTTTTACTGATTACTTTATTTTATTTGGAGAATACGATAGTACTGACTATATAATTAAAGTATATAAAGAGGGAAATAGCTATACATATAAAACTCTATTAAAGGGCAACTATAACTTTAATACAGATATAACTTATTGGAATTCTATAGGTTTTACTGAAAATGAAAAATTGGATAAAGTATATTGGATAGATGGTAAAAATCAACCTAGAATTTTTAAAATTATTCATGATAATGAGAATTCTACAGATTATAAATACTCACTAGATTTTTTACCAACTATAATAAATAAAGGTGATAATAACTTACCAAATGTGCAGATTACTAAAGCTAACGGTAATGGTAGATTTGCAAGCGGTGTGTTGCAGTATTATATAACATATTCAAATACCTATTTACAGGAAAGTAATATCTGGTATGTTTCTCCCTTATTTTATATTGGAATGGGTAATAAAGCCGCTTCTCCTGAAACAATATGTAATGCAGCTTTTACATTTAATATAACAAATCTAAATAACTCATTTGATTATATTAATATTTATGGAGTACTTCGTTCATCGAAAGATGCCGTTCCAAATGTTTATAAAATAAGTAATATCCCTATTAAGGACAATTTAACTTTTATAGATAATGGTTCATTAGGGGAATCTACCGATATAGGAACTCTTTTTGCTCTTCAATCATCTGGTTTTATACCTAAGGCTATGGCTGTTAAAGACAATACGCTATTCTTTAGTAACTATTCTTTAATTAATGAACTTTCTGAAGCAGAAGAGACTATCATAAATAATAATATTCAAAAGAATGGAGTTCTTTCTGTAGTAGAGTCTGATTTTATAGAAGATGAATTTACTATAGCTCTACCTGAAAAAGATACTGATATTAGAACTTTTAAACATGATGAATGGTATAGAGTAGGCCTACAATTTATGGACTATTTAGGAACCCCCTCTAAAATCTTTTATATAAAGGACATTAAAATAGATGCTCAACATGACCTAGGCATTAAGGATAGAAAAGAGTTACTTAAAAGAAGTCTTCAGTTTAAAGGGTATGCTATTCCAGAAGCAGTAAAAGATAAATATTGTTATGCACGTCTTGTGATGGTGCAAAGGGACGCTTATCCAGTAAGGAATATATCTCAAGGAGTAATTTGCCCTACTATATTTGAATTACACAATCGTTGTAACAATACCCCATTTGCTATGTCTTCTTGGAACTTTAGAACCTTAGATATCAGACTAGATGACCCTGACGATATTAATAAATACCCGATAAGCTATGGAGGATTACCCTTAGCAGCTAATTCCAATACATTATATGGAGAAATCCAAAATCAAACTAAAGTAAAAGTTGAAAACACTGATAATTTATTTTGGACAAAAGAGGCTACAAACACAGGAAGTAATTATTTTATACAATTAACTCTTTACCAAAATCCCCTTCAGAATGCTGCTGAAAATATATTAAACATTTATTATACTTTAAAGATAGGAAGATCAACTAAAGAAGCTATAACAAAAATTACAGATTGTGAGAAGATATATTCAAAAGGGTATGATACTTATTTATCTTCTATTTATTCTACAGCACTAGGAAAGGGGTATGATGTTAAAACTTGGGATGGATTTAAAGCATATATATTAAATACTATATCTGAATATTTAAGGAATTCTAAAGGCAGAGCTGTAGTTTATAAGGGCTGTGAAGATACTTTAAATGGTTTAGATAATCCATTTAATAAAATGATAGCCGATTCTAGCTTGGCATATATTCACGCGCTTCCTACCAATCATGACTCCTCCTCTTTTTATAAAGTCAGTAGTACATATACTGAAAATCCAGAAAATAGTTCTGATTTAGCTGCATCTAGAGATTTTACTTATTATGTAGATGATACTATTCTTACATTTCACGCTATTGATGTAGAAGAAAATCAGAATCTATTAGATAAAAATAACGAGGTAAAGTTTAAAATTGTTGGGGAATGTAGTTTAGATTATTCACGTTTTGATTATTTGATTAATCCTAAAACAGGCCCAAAAGCAGCTGAAGACGGTAAATCAGGAGTACAAAAATTTAGATTACAAAAAGATACTAAAAAATGGGGAGCTTATAATGCCCCTTTATGGGTAGATGATAAAAAGATACCCTTATTTCTTTGGCATAGATATAATACATTAGGAAACCAAACAACTACACAAACAACAGACGGTATTTGGTATGGAGATTATACTAGGAAAGTATTTGCTAATACTCATTTTTTTTCTAAAACTTATTATATTTGTTCTCCCATAACTGCCTATGATACGGAGCAGAGTTATGTCTCTAGTCATTATTTTTTAAACAATCACCCCTCCAGTGTTCGTGTTTTTAATACCGATCAAGTTCAAAGCTATGTATTAGAAACCCCTTCTGATAGCTATGTTTATGATAAACTTAATTATCAAGGTAATGTAAAAGAGTTGTCAACCGATTCTTTTAGTTCTTTATATTTTGACTCTGACACTTTAGATGACTTAGGCTCTGGTAACCAAGAGATTGTCCCCACAGTATCTATAAAAGACAGCCTTCTTATGTATTATAAAAGTACTCCTCATGTAGTACTTTCCATGTCTCCCATAAAGAATGGAGACTCTAGCTTTGATTATCATTTACCACTCTCTCGTATAGTAAAATACTCTGCTGATGGGAAAACTAAAGATTCATTACCTAATTTTATACCAAATCCAGATCATAATTCACAAAAGGCATTTTACTATAAAGATGGAGTTTGGCAACTTACTTTTGGTAATACTGAAGCATCAATGGAAAACTTCGGTTATTTATGGGATAAATCTTATTATAAACGAATTATTGAACTTGTAGGTATTACTCCACAAGGTCTTGGTGGCCCATTCTATAAGTTTGGTTTAAAGGATGGAGAGTCAATACTTTGGATAGCTGAGTTATATCAAGATTTAGACAATATTGCTATTTTTGGTGATAATAGTAAAGAGATATTAGCAAAGCATACATGGATTCCAATTGGTACATGGACACCCATTAATGGTTCTACCATTAATCTAATAGGATATGGAGATTGTTTTATTGGGAGATATGAGTGTCTTAAAACATATAGTTATACAGAAGAAGATAAACAGTCTTGTATAGAAGTAGCATCATTCTTAACAGAAAGTACAAAAAACCCCTGTGGAAGATATGATAATTATGCTAATTTAGGGGACTCTAGTATAATTAAAGCAAATGAATTTAATAAATTTAATTCTGTTTATGATCAGCAAAATAATTTATTTAGCTATAATATTCCCCTAGACATTAATACATATTATCCTAATAATATTATATGGACAAGTGTTAAATATGCAGGAGAACTTACAGATTCTTTTACAAAAGTGACCTTTAATGGAGGCGTTGATGTACAGGGTACTTATGGTCAAATTCAAAAATTGATTTCTTTTAATAATACTCTTTATAGTATTCAAAATAGGGCAATCTACAAAATAAACTATAACAATAGAGTAGCAATATCCCCCTCTGATAACACCCCTATTATAATAGGAAATAATGCTAATGTGGACACCCCTATATTATTAAAAGAAGGTGTGGGTATAAGTAGTCCTAAAAATATAACTGAGGGAAATGAGGCACTATATTTATATGATAATAATCATAAAGAGATTTTAGCAATAGCAAAAGACTCTAATATAGTTAATCTATCAAAAACTAAAAATATGCAGACTTACTTTAATAAAATAGATAATTGTAATTCTGTTATATATGATCCTTTAGCTAATGATATATATTTTCAAGTCAAAGAGGAAATAGGGGATAAATGTATAGCTTTTAACGAACTGATAGGTAATTTTACTTCTTTTTATGATTACCAAGATATACAATATGTTGTGCCTTTTAATGGAGAAGCACTTTCATTAACAAGTAATACTGTTTGGAAGCAACGTTCCTCTGAAGAATATTGTAATTTTTGTAATACACTATATTCTTACTACATCACATTTATAGCTAATGACGCCCCTGATAAGACTAAAATATTTAATAATATAAATTTTGCTGCTAATTTAGGGGATGAATCTATTATAACAAACTCTACACCTTTTAATTATATGTGTTTTAATGATAGTTATCAAGTTAAAGAACCTATCTCTCTACACAATTACGTTTCTAAGACAGGATTAATAAATAGCAATACAGAAAGTAATTTAAGAAAATTATTTAAACAGTGGCACATTACTATTCCTAGGGCTGATAATAGAAATAGGTTTGTAGACTTATGGTTGAAAATAACTTTAGGAAATAATTCAGATAAAGCAACTATTAAAAATCAAATAACTAATTTAAGTGTAACTTATAATATAATATAATATGCCAGGTTCTAATGTTGCGGCTTCTATAAATACAGGAACTGCCGCTAAAAATATAAGTACTGCTGCTGGAGCGGCTAGCACAGGAAGTAAACTTTTTGGTAATATTGATTGGACAAGTATGAGTCCTTATTTAGGTATTGCTTCAGGTGCACTTACAGCTGTGTCTGGGGGTATCAATGCTGCACAAATAAACGATATGTCCTCTTTTGAGGATTATTATAAAGATAGTACTAAAAATATGTATTCAGAGGTAGGAAATTCTTTAGAAAGTGTCTTAGATACACATAAAGATTTTTATCTTGAAGAATCTCCTACAGCAAAGGAAATTAAACGCTATACTGCAGGGCAACAAGTTGGAAATGCCTTGTCTACAGGTATTAATGCAGGTATGGCTGCTGGAACTGCTTTAGGTCCTGTAGGTGCAGGAGTGGGGTTTATTGGAGGTGCGCTTGCGTCAGGTATTGGTGCAATAATTGCAAATAAAAAAGCTAATAGAGAAGCAGATAAACTTAAAAATTTAAGAGCTGATGCTTATGATACTGAAGCCTCTTCTTTTCAAGATAATTTACAGGCTACCTATAGGAATCTACAAAACCAAACAAAAGGAAATATAGTAGCTCAGGGTGGTCCTCTTAATATGCAATATACAGGAACCAATTCTCCTTTTGGTAATAGATTTAGTGCAGGAGGAATCAATATTAATGAAAATAATAAAAGTAAATCAGCTACATTAGCTAATACGTATGGTATGACCCCTTTGCAGATGGCCAATCGTATATTTGCTAATAAAGATGATAATAATTCTACTCAAATGAAAAGAGCTAGTTTTATTAAAAATACTGCAAAAGGATATGCTGAAGGAGGTAACTTGAATAATCAATTTAGTGATTTTAGAAATGGAGTTACTGAGTATAATGCAGGTGGTACACATGAAGAAAATCCTAATGATGGTGTACAAGTAGGAGTTGACCCTCAAGGGACTCCCAACCTTGTTGAAGAAGGAGAAGTAAATTATAATGATTATATATTCTCTGAGAGATTAAAAGTACCTAAGGACTTTAAGAAAAAATATGGATTAGGTACTTCAAAAAAGAAAATGTCTTATGCTGATGCAGCTAAAAAACTACAAAAAGAAAGTGAAGAAAGACCTTTAGATCCTATCAGTAAAAGAGGTCTTGATGCTGTATTGGGTGCTCTTGCAGAATCACAGGAAGATACTAGATTTAAAAAGCAAATGCAAGACCCCCAATTTAGGCAACAAGCTATGGCACAGCAAGCTCAACAACAGGGTACCGAAGGTCAAGAAGATTTAGAAGGAGCTGAAGAAATGCCCCAAGAAGAGCAACAGCCTTCAGAAGAAGAAATGATGGCTATGCAACAACAAGCTGCTCAACAAGGACAACTTTTTGCTTATGGTGGTAGAAAAGGTAATATGTTTGGAGGTCCTGGTGATAAATCACAAGATTTGTCACAATTTAGGGTAAAGGGTATCAACGATTATGACACAATGACTGATACTGCAATACAACAGTATGGTTTGGATTCTCCTATTGGGTTTTTAGATTTTGATGGCATGATAAAAGCTTTAGATTTGTTAGATCCAAGTAAGGCCAATACCCCAGATGCTGTTCCATATTATAGGAAAACTCCTGCTAAAAGAGCTACTGCTTATAATAGAGACATTAAATATCATAATCAAGTTAGCAGACAAATATTGGATTTAGTGCAGATGGGAGACCCTGATGCAAGAGGATATATAGATGCTCTAGCAGCTAAATTAGGTAAAGACTCTGAGTATGTTATTAACAACTTTTATACATTAAGAAGAAGAGCCATAGATAATGCCGAAGATGAAACTGTAGGAAAAAATGGCTATGTATCATGGGATCCTAATCCTAAGGAAAGTTTAATACCTTTAAATATGCCTGATAGGGGGATAAACCCTGCTTTTAAGCAGAAAAGTGTCGTAGAACAATATAAAGACTATATTGCCCATCCTCAAACTGCCTTCCCCACTAAACCAGCAATAAAGGGATTACCAACATGGATGAGATATGCACCTATTCTTACAAGTGCTATGGGGCTATTTAGTAAACCTAATTATAGTGAAGCTAATAGATTACAAGCCGCTGTAAATAGTAGTTCTAAATACAATCCAATATCAGGACATTATATAGGGGATTACCTAAAATATACTCCCTATGATATTAACTACACAGCTAATCAAATAAGACAACAGGGTAATACACAATTAAGAAATATAGCTAATTTAAGTGGAGGTAATAGAGCTGCAGCTATGGCCAGTATGGCAACTGCTAATTACAATACCCAAACTGCTATAGGTAATGCACTTAGACAAGCACAAGAATATAATGATACTCAAAGAGCTAAAGTAGGAGAATTTAATAGCAAAACTAATCAATATAATGCTACAGTAGCTAATCAAGTTGAACAGTTTAATGCAAAACAAAGACAAGAAGTTAAATCTCAGTATCTTAATGGTATGTTACAAGTTGCACAAATGAGAGAGAAGCAACAATTATTAGCAGATCAAGCTAGAAGTAATGCTATTTCTGGTATAGGTAATGCTTTTGGTAATATTGGTGAAGAGAACTTTACTATGAATCAAAATTTAGCAATGCTTTTATCAGGTGTTTATGGTAACTTTAGAGAAGAATTTTTACCCTTAATTCTGTCTATGAATGGTATTTCTGCAAAAAGTAAAAGGGGTAAACAATTAGCAGAGTACTTAAAATATCATAAGTCTATTAATAGTAATAAATCTGACAATTAACATTAAAATTAAAAATAATGATATTCAATATAACAAGCAATTTTAGTCCTTTTACTTTTGATGAAATAGCGAAGCCCTTTTTATTATACAAACAAGAATATGATAAAAATGAACAAGCTTTATCTACATTAAGCCAACAAACTGAGATGTGGAAAAATATTGCAGAAAAAGATAAGAGTCCTAGGGCATACAACATGTATACTAATTATGTAAATAAACTACATGATGCAGTAGATGATTTTAGTAAAGGAATGTCTGCTCAAAATAGAAATGATTTATTAGGATTACAAGCAGGTTATGCAAGTGAGATTAAACCTATTGAAACTGCTTATAAAAGAAGGCAACAACTTATAGATACTCTTGCTCCGCAAAAGCTTCAAAATCCATACTTAATGACAGAGTTTGATCCTGAAAACATGTCAATAGATGACTTTTTAGATGATCCCTCAAAGGGGTGGGGCAGGTCTTTAAATGCAGCTTTAATTGCGGCTCAGGTTTCTGATATATTCAAAGCTTTGTCGCAAGTAGATACCACTGATTTATCAGGAAAAGGAAATAAAAAACAAGAAGAAGCTAAATATAAATTATCGCAATTAATGCCTTATACTTATATGCTTACACAACATAATGGATTTAATTATGATGAAATAGCTAAAGCTGTGGCTAGAGATCCTAAAGCTAGAAAAGAAGTTATGAATATTATAACAAAAGCTGTTGATAATAGTGGTATTCTTGATTGGCAAGGAATGTTTGATAAGGACGGTAATATGACAGAATACGGTAAAAAAAGATATAATCAAGTTTGGGATATAGCAGCACAGGGAGCATGGCAAGGCATAGGTAAAGATGCTATGCAAATAGTTAAAGATGACTTTAGTGCTGATATAGCTAAAATGAATTATAAAGCTCAATTAGATATGGAAATGGCAGCTGCAACACAACAAGGGTATAATGCAGGTTTAAATGCTAACGAGGATGATGTAGCTATACAAGATAATGAACAAGAACTTAAAAAATATAACGAAGCTATAAAAATTTTGCATAATCCTCGTTTAACTCCATCTGGCAATACCTTAATTACAGCCAAAGAATTAAAGAGTGGTATACCTATTAATATAATAGATGGTTTACCCATAAAAGTGAAATATTTTGATGAAAAGGGGCGTCTAAAATCTCCTAAAGAGATTGAATCAGAGATACAAAAAAATTATCCTTCTCTATTTAATAATAAAAACCAGTTTAAGGTAACTGGATCATATTCTAATGTGGCAGGACAAGGTAATTATACTAATATTCTTTCTGCACAGGCAGCACGAAGAGAGCTTAGTAGTGTTATTATTAAAGAATGGACACAATTTAAAAATGCTATAGACACTTTACGTATCCCTAATACTAAGAATTATGATTTTCAAACAATACTAAAAGGTATACAATCTTATCAACGAGGTAATCGTGTAGGCACCTATCAAATTAAAGGAACTAGATTTGATACCCCTGATAATGCTGACTTTTATAGTAAAAAACTCAAAAAATATTTCAATGAAGGAAATGTAAAAGTCATTAAGGGAATGTCACATAATAAACTTGAATTAGGAGCAGTAGATCAAAAGGACATTCAAGAAATTTCAGATGCAATTAATGCACAAGGCAGTGGAAAGTTAACAGGAGGAGATATTAATATGTATGTTATTAACACCCCCAATAATAGTGGATTAATGGTTAAAATTACTAGAGATGGTAAAACTACTTCTTATTTTATAGATGCCACAACTAATGCTATGGGTAGCACA